TTTGCTGGTGACGGAGGTATTCATGCTTATAATTTTTACATTAATCCTGATGGAGAAGTGGGGATACGTGGAAAATTTGTGAAGGGATATACACTCTCTTATAATTATCTATGTGGGGACAATACTGGCAATGTATATTCTACTGATGAAACTGATTATGATCTTTTCTATACACTTACAATGGGAAGCAATGTAAGAGATAATTTGATTGTTCGTTTTCATTACGAATATCATTCTGGTACTGCCGGACATCAATCAGATTTTATTATTAAGAAAAACGGGGATGAAGTTTCCGGGAGTTACGCAACCACTACCAGCACTTCATACCAAACGAAATATACGGATATTACATTATCCGCCGGAGATGTGATTACATTGTGGGGACGATCGGTTGATGGGAACCCGTATTTGGCGGAAGCAAAGAAATTCTATATATGTGGTACCATATATGATATTGTTGATGAAGTAACCATAACTTAAAATAATTATGAAAATAAAATTAAATGCAGTACTAAAAGACATTGACGGCAAGACGCCGTTAAAGATTCAGAACAGGGCGATGAGTGTAAAAGATGTATGCATTCAGGCAATACTCACTCCGGGAAAAGATGAGAAACCGGAGAGAAAGTACAAGAACTACGAAATTTTTCGTAAATTAGACGAGGCGGAAGAAGTTGATCTGAGTGTGGAGGATATATCTTACTTGAAAAAGAAAGTAGGGGAATTGTTTCCGCCATTGATAATGGGACAGGTATGGGATATACTTGAAAAAAAGATAGAGTGATGAAAAAAAAGAAACAGAAAGTATATGATTTCCATGTTTCAGGGGATGATATAATATCATTGAAGGTGCCTGAAATAAAAGAAATACGCATCCCGGAAGAATGCATTGATATGGTTGTGCTACCGGAAGGTTATGAAATTAGAAAAATAAAAGATGATGGAAACTTACTATCAAAATGAAAGCATCCCGTTGACATTCACTATTGTGGATGAAGATGATAATGCTCTTGATCTGGATACGTTGGATGATATTGAAATTAAAATTTTCAATAAATTTGACAAGTCCATAATGATTACATGTACATTATCTGGCGGGACTATCACAAAAACAGATGCCACATCTGGAATTTGTGATATAATTATTGATGGAACCTATACTAATGTACGCACCGGTGTATATGCAGCACAGGTAAAAACAACTGAAACAGATGCTAATTATACACCGAAGAGATACAGATATGGACAAGCAGATGTATTCATTCTAAATTCAAGCGTATGAGCTCAATAAAAGTAACAGTAAGCGGATCATCAGCATCGACTCCAACTCCAACATTTCGTTATTGGAAAGATGGAGACATTTATTATCGGGAAGGTGTGAGAGATGGAAAAATAGTGAAAGATAAATATAAAACAGGAGGGGATTTGACGTTATTCCTTGCCGGTGCGGGAACAGAAGATATTGATTACGAATTAATAAGTCAAGAGTCATGAAAAAGTTAATTGCAATTATAGGTTTAATTCTCCTTTCATTGGGTGGTTATAGTCAGGCACTACATCCCAAAGGAGTGCAGATAAGCAAAACAGGTGACACAATCACCAACGCAAAAGTATATGGAGATACCCTGAAAATTACCGTTGGGGATAAGAATTACAAGAGTTATGCTCTCCCTCGTGCTACCTTCGCTGATCCCATCCATGCTAATGGCGGCATACAGATAGGGGGGAATGGGGACACAATTGTCCAAATAAAAAGAAATGGAAATATAGTATATTTATTGACGACTGATTCATTAACAAAGTATTTCAATATTTCTCCATACCAAAAAAGTAAAGATGAAGTATATAATTACGATCTTGATACGAATTATCAAAAAATATATGCCAAATTTGATCGTAAACCTCCATTAGATGTCGTTCTAAAACAAAATGAAGTTGTAGAACGATTAAAAGATGCTGGTATTTGGGATAAACTTGATAGATTTTGGATGTTTGCAACGAATGATACCATAAATGCAAAATGGGATTGGATCACTCTTGATTATTGCAGTTTTGAAATAGATACGTTGATGGATGATATAAGTTATGTAAATAATGCTGATTTTATGCCTTATGTTGGAATTGCAGGAACTGGAGCCGGTTATGTTAATCTCAGATATGCTCCATATTCTGACAGAATACATCTTGATTCGATTAATGCTACTTATGGAGCTTATTTTGCTTATGAGGATTTAAAAGGAACTACCGTATTTGGTATTCGACATTATGATGGCAGTAGTTATAGATATGTAAATTTAGCTCAAAGTAACGATACCACAATACATATACAAGTGCATAATACTATTGGTGTAGATATTAATACAGATAATGATATTCGTAATGTAACTATGACAAGAGTTAATAATACTTATAGTTTATATGGAGACGGGATATTATTAGGCAATAGTTCGAGAAATCCTACTTCATTACCAGATGTTAATTTATATATGTTTGGAAATCATAATGAACCAATATATCACAATGAATATATTGAACATAGTAAAACATTTAATTATTGCATGGAAGCATATATAGGAGCGGCATTAACGGCGGATGAGGTATCAACGCTTAACAGTATTTTAAAAGATTATAATGATTGGATAGAAAATTATTACCCAACAATCTATGAGAGACTGCCAACTCCGTCAATATCAAAAATAAAATATTTTATTAATCAAGAAGGATTAGAAACTTGTAATGGAAAAATATATTTTATGGGGGGTGCCTATGGTGGAGGAATGTCTTATATACCTAATTGGGAGTATGATCCTGAGACAAATATATGGACTGAAAAAACACCTGTCCCAGACGATCCGAGCACAACTAATGATACTGAATTACAAAGTCCAATATTAAGAGAAGTAAATGGAAAGCTATATCTTATTGGAGGATTAGGTAGAAATAGTTATAAATCAGATAGAGTATATGAATATAATCCCAATACAGATACATGGGATACAGCAAAGGCAAGAATACCTATTGGCGGTGTGGAAGATATGGGTTCGGCGGTAGTGGGCAATAAAATATATTGCATGGGCGGAAACTCACCAAACAATTATCTATATGTCTATGATACAGAGACAGATACATGGGATACAACATTGGCAAAAATGCCTGAACCAAAATTATTGGGTGATTTTGGATGTGCTTATAATAGGAAATTATATGCAATATCAGCGCATAATACAATGACGGGATATGACTATGTTCCACCTGTAACATCATGCTATTCTTATGATATTGCGACAGACACTTGGGATACTATTGCACCAATACCTTATGCTTCAGCATATAAGGAATGTGAAGTAATCAATGGTGAAATATGGGTAATTGGAGGACAACATGGAGTACCATTAAATGATCTTGCTGGTAGATCCAAAAGAATATACATATACAATATTGCTAATAACGAATGGCGACGAGGGCCAGATTTGCCATACGGAGCACAAGGAATGTCAAGTTGTTATTTGAATGGTTATATATATTTTCTTGGTGGAAATGACAGATATGATTTTTGGAGAATGAAAATAATACGCTGATTAAAAATATTTCAAATGAAAGAAATTAATGAGAGACTTGAAACATTAGAAAAAATGGTAATGAAAGGTAATGGCAGAGAACCATTAAGTGTTACCGTTTCCAGAATTGAAGAGAGACAGAATGCCATGATCGATTCCATTAATGACCTGAGCAAGGATATGAAAGAACTTACTACGACAGTATCTGCATTGGTGAAAACTATAGAATTTTTTGAAGGTGAAAAAAAAGGAGAAGAAAAGATAAAGAAAATTAACCGTTGGGCAATAGGGGTATTAGTAAGTACTATTGCAATATTATTAAGTTTCATTCTAAAATTTATGTTATGAAAAAGTTAGTTAAAAAAATTGCGCAATTTACAGTCACCGGATGGGGTGTGCTGGTTGTATCAGCTGTTTCGCTGATATTAGGATTAATTGCCGCCAGTCCCGGCAAGTGGAATGGTTTGGCTTATGGAATATGGTTCCTGGGGCTTCTGGTATGGTGTTTGTTAATGAATGGTAATTATTTCAAAAAAGAATAGTTATGAAAGGAAAAATTATTTTTCAGTACATTCTGGGATCGCTTATAGTCCTGGGATTTTTCGGTCTTCTGATATTGCTCGTATATATAGCAATCCCGGAAGAGAACAAGGACATGTTGAATCTTGTGATTGGTGCTTTGATCGGATCTTTCACGTCCGTTGTAGGGTATTATTTCGGTAGTTCCCTTGGTTCCCACGAAAAGAACGAATTATTGAAAAAAGGAGGGTTTCAGGAAAAGAAATGAGAATACAATTATCACATGACTTTTTTCTGGATGAATTCGTTCCCGAAAGCATATATAATGAATTTCAGGAAAAGAGCTTGTGGTTTCTGGATGAAAAAATTATCAATGTAGCACAATTCCTGCGAGACCATTTCGGACGGCCTGTGATCATTAATAATTGGTACCACGGAGGGGACAGACAATTATCCGGGTTCCGCCCGCCAGATACAGAGATAGGAGCGAAACTGTCCCAGCATAAGTTTGGCAGGGCCATTGACATTCAGATCGCCGGCATTGATCCCGCAGAGATCAGAAAAATTATTAGAGATAATGAGCATTATTTCTATCAGGGAGGGATCAGGGCCGTAGAGATGGCAACGCCGACATGGGTTCATGTGGACGTTAGAAATTCAAAGAAATTATTATGGATACCGTATTAAAATTGGCAGTTTTTCTTTTAAGCAGTAGAAATACTATTTAAGTACTCTATTTCTTTAATAAGAATTTTTTCAATTTTCTTATATTCCATCCATTCTACTGATTTAGTGAACTCCCAGTCATCCAATTTCTTTTCAGCATGGATGACTGTGCATCTATCTCTATTAATTATATGTCCGACTTCCCGATACGATAGATCGGAGTATTTTAACAATAAGTTCGCTATTACATATCTTGTTTTTACCCAAAATACTTTTCTTGATGATTTATTTTTACTTAGTACTTCTTCGTCAATATTATAGAAATCGAATACTGTTTTTAATATTAATTCAGTTTTGTTAGTTCGTCCCAACGCTTCATATAACGTTCTCGAGTATTCTTCTTTTATCCAATTAACAAATTCTTTATCTTCTATTATTTCTACTATCGGTCTTAGGATTCTTAATATCTTGAGTTTCGTTGATAGTGACCATTCCATAGATTGTTATCATTTATTTCATTGCCCAGATAGCAACAAGGAAAGCAATAATCAGTCCGACGGTAAGTCCAACCAGGAACCAAATCCACCGGTTTTTCACATGTTGTTTTACTATAATTTTTTGTTTCTCTGTAATAGTTGTATATTGATTATGCCAGTACTTTGACTCTTTTACAGCACTATCTAATTGAAACATTAGAGTAGTATCTTTTGTTTCTAATTGTAAATGACGTTGCATCACTCTTTGATACAATGTCAACCAAGAGTAGGCTATACAAAAATCATTCTCTGCAATCATTGTATCTGTTTTAATCACAGGTCCTGGAAGGGTTATAGGTATACTGTCTATATGAGTGATTTCTACTGTATCTGGTGGTAGAGCATACGGAATTAATGAATCCCTGTACTCGATATGAACTGAATCTTTTATTACAATAACAGTATCTATCGTTGGAGGAAAATGTCGTGAGCAGATTCTCCCCCAGTTACAGGAAGTAACGAAAGGAATGAATAATAGTATAAAAATCTTTGTTTTCATAACTGTTTATTTTTTCAGTAAATTAATTAATATTCCAAGCCAGATCAAATAAAATGCTGATACTTCGATCCAAAATGTATGATTTTTCACTTGTTTTCTTATCATATAATATGCAAACACTATATAAGACAATGCCAAATACCATAATCCAAAATCTAAGATCATAGCAGCTATACCCAGAATTATACCACCTGTAGCTCCTATTACATGCACTCGTTCTGTTACCTCATCATTTTTCGCATCTCCAGCAGCGCCACAAAAACATATCCCCGCTGCCGCAAGAAAGGATAATGCCGTATCTCCGGCTATGGCTAAGGGAATAGAAAATAGCCATAAAGCTACTGTGAATTTCCATCTTTCACCGACTTTCAAGTGATACCATGAAATGGAAATTGATCTCAGCCAGCCGAATCTTATGGTTATGTATGCAACATATCCAGTAAATACGGCAAGGCTAAAAAATAATGTTATTAATTTCATTTGTTTTTTGTTTTATAAATAAAGCAACGTATCAATCCCGGAGAACTCGTCCGTGCTTGCAATCAGCTCAACCTTATCTAATATTCTATCTTTCTTAAACCCAATATCTTTTTTGTCCAACCTTTCCCTGACCTTTTGATACGCCTCCCCGGCATCTGGAGCTATAACATAACTTATACCCTCAGCAATTCCAGTTGCAGTGCTGGTCATGCCTTTGAGAGTAACCCGATAAAGATTCATTATTTGATCCATTTTATTTATGTTTTTAGTTTATTAATTTCACTGTTGTCCAAACTCCGAAATGAAGAAAAATCGCCACAGATATAGCAATCACCCAAAATTTTTATTTTTCTGCCACAATAAGGACAAAAATTCCATTTTATACCTACGTGTTTATAAACATTCTTCCCACATTCAGTTCTGAAAAGATCAGTGTAAACGTTATGCTTCCATTCACAAAACTCATCAGTCTTCTGTATAAATGCTTCATTTACTAACCAATATCCAAAATCAATGTCAATGGACATATTCTCAGAATATTTATCTATTTTGTGAAATTCAAGATATTTTTCTTTAACTTCCGTCCACGATATTTTTCTATTTTTACTCATCTTTATTTTGGGTTTCATTTTTCTGTATTTTTAATTTTGTTTCTAATCTAAATCTACAATCGTATCTACTAACTGAACTTTGGCTGGCTGTGATGCGCTATCCCATACATTTACTTCTATGATGATTGTTACTTTATTATCTTTTACGAATGTAACGATACCAGCGATTTCTTCGTTTGGTTTTAATTTCCTTTCTGGTTTTACTTTTACAACAACTGCTTTCATTTTTCTATGTTTTAGTTCCCGCTATCCGAGAATTAGCGGTTATTAGAATAAAAGCTAATCCTATCCGCTATCACATTTATTTTTATGCCGTCAATCCATAAAGTTGCTGACCTTATGTTTTCAATTTTCAAACTATCTACCTGGATATAATTTGCTCGGTATTTCCAACCGCTTCCATATTCTGCAACTACTGTAAACTTCTTTTTATCTTTTGTTGAAAAATGTATATTTCCATCACACGATTGGAGAATAACAGCTACTAACAAAGTATATAAAAAATATTTTACTTTTGTAGGTAATTTAAAATTAGTTTTCATACTATAGTCTATTTTAATTGTTGAAAATTTATTTCTATTCATGGAATTAAATATCATCGAATACAACCGGTATTTTTTCCTTTACTTCCTTTAAAAGAGGAATCATGATTTCTCTCATTTGTGGATGGGCAGCGTTTGATGTTCTCTCTTTGAAGATATGTCTCCATTCTCTTAGATTTGCTGTAACTACAATTTCAGTCTTTAAGGAATTTGGCAAAATACTTCTGGCTTTTTCAGGTCCCCATCTTAATGTAATTAATTCATTATAATTCTTTTCTATTTGATGTAAAGTGTATAAATAAATTAATTCATCTCTATTAAAATCTTCAAAACGTAGAATCCCATTAGGTGTATCAATAACAAGATTATCTTCTAATATATGATAGTTCCCTTCTTCTAATTCCAACCAAAAAGGAATAATAAAAGTAAGTTGATTTCCGAATTTGTTTTTAAGGTAATTGCAATACCTTGTGCTTTCTTGGGTAAAAGAAGCCAGTCTATGCCTGACCAGTTCATGGGAAATACCCCTATCTGTTATAAACTTTACAGAAAAACTTTCATGTTCTATAACAGACAAGTGTCCCATATTTATAATCATTTTTACAAATTTCTCGGCAGAATCTTTTGTGATTTTATCTTCGCTTTTATGAGATACTCTACCAGCAAATTCTATTCTTTTAAGAATTTCTTTACCATTCACCTTAGTTAAAATTTGATAACCTGGTTTAATTAGTCTCATTATTCTTTGTCCTTGGGTATTACATGCATAGGTATTATTCCACGGCCACCACATATATTACAAATTTGTGCCCCAGAAGATATAGATGTTGGACTACCATACCAATTTTGAACATATACTTCACCGGTTCCCTGACATTTCGGACATAACTGGTAGGGAACAGCGGTTGCTATGTTCGTGTCATTTTTTAGCCTTTGAACTTCTTCAATCACGGCATCAATTAATTTTTCACTGCTTTGTAAATACAATTCATCAAAACCTCTGCTTAATAGTTTTTCTTTTATTTTTTCTTTCATGATTATATAACTTAATTACATAACTTTCATTCATTAATTGAATCAAATAATATTTTGATCAGTTTATTAATTTCTTTTTTCGTTAATTGTATATATCCTTCCGAATTATTTATGGTCAATTGTATCATTCTGCCTTTTTCGGGACCTCCCCAGAATCTTGTTATACTCATTGAAGTTTTGGTCTTACCTGATCCTTCTTCTTTTAATCCTTCCAATGTTGCTATATGTGTGCTCATAATTGTTTTGTTTTTATTGTTTTCAATGCTTCCATCAATCCTGCTTCAAAAGCATCGTAATAAGATTCATATTCTTTCGTCATTCCATACTCCTGTTCATCGTCAAGAAAATGAGCATAATAGACATATTTCTTTTGAAAAATATCAATGACTGATACCATAAAATGATGCTTTTCTCTCAGCCATTTTGCCAGATGACAATGGGTTGGAGCAGAAATAACATCTTCATTTTCAAATGCCTTATCATTCCATCTCCTTTCACCTGCTTTTATCAATAGTCTTGTATCCGACTCAGTCTTAGCCCACACCATTCTTACCGGCCAGTTAAATCCTTTTTCTTTAGCCAACTTACTTAAATTGTAACTACAATAATCTTCTTTCATGATCTTTTCTTTAATGATGAACCTTGGTATCAACTGTATCTTCATCAATTGTAATTATTAACCTACCGGAACAACTTTCAGCCCATTCAATTATCTCACACACAGGAGTTTCTTTATCGAATGATTTGGTTTCAAGCCACATATCACCGACAGTTTCGTTACCGGCACTTCTTTCTTTAATGGCAATTATCCGTTTATAATTAGAATAATATCTCATAATAATTAATTTTTAACATTTTTATAACTTTATGTAATCGATTCAAAGATATCAGAATTCGTAACTTTTCACCCAATATTCTTCTTCTTTTCTTTCCATAGCTTATAGATTTCTTCAATTGTATAAAATTTAATTGGATTGTTTCGTTCTTTTGTAGACAAATAGCCATCTTTAGTGTAAACATATCTTGTTGTTATCCACTCAACAAACTCAGTGGGATAACAGGAGCGGGTATTCCATACTTTGATTGCCGTCTCTTTCTCAACCGATATAATCTGTATTGTAATGCACTTCGGACACATTATTACAAATGCAGCATCCTTTTTATTTATTATTGCCATTTCTCCACAGAATGGACATGGTAGTAATTTTTCCATATTTCTGAAGTTTCTCTCCTAATCTTTGAAGACCTTTCCCGAATTCAATTACTTTGTTTTGTTGTGCTTTTTCTTTTGTTTTCATACTTTCTCGTTTTTATAAATTTAGAAATTTTTCAACAACTTCAATATCCTCTCTCCGTCTTCCTAATTTCTTCCACTGTTCAATTGTATACGTTTCCTCTCCAATAGAAATTCTACTATTCCCAACGTAAGTTACAGGATATCCAGAATCACTAATGTAAATTCCAAAAGTTAATTTAGTGTCCTTATCAACTTTTGCATATTCTCCAATAACAATTCTATCTCCAATGAAGACATCACGTTCAATGTTAGCTCTGTCATTAACAAAAACTCTATATCCAATGCGAGTTCTACATCCAATGGAAACATCATTGCCAATAAAGGTTCTTTCCTTAATAAACACTTCTGGGCCAATGGTAGCTCTATATCCGATAAGAGTTTCCGCTCCAATAGTAGTCCCATACCCAATAAAAGTCCAACAATCAATAGAAGCCCTCTTATCAATGAAGGTTTTATCTCCAATAGAGACTCCAACTTCAATAGAAACCCCATCTCCAATGGAAATCCCATCTCCAATGGAAACGTTGTTTCCAATAGAAACACCACATCCAATAGAAACCTTATCTCCCATAAAAATATTTTTTCCTATTTTAATACCCCTTTTCTGAAACTCATCGAATAGTTCTTCAAGATTATCATAGAAGTACTTTTCTTCTCCATATTCTCCTTGTAAATAAATTGTTTTCATAATTATTTTTATTTTATTGAAAATTCAAAATGTTTTTCATGATTTTTTACCCTTCTTTTCTGTCGCAATGGACAGTCGAAAGGAGTTATAACAGTCAGACTATCCGTATGTGTAGGTCTGATGATATTTTCTTCCCATTCAAGTGAAATAAACATTAAGGAACAATACGGATAATATCTTTTTATATCATCCACAATTCTGGTGAATTTCTTGAGATATTTACAATTATTACATCTCATATTTCACTAATTTTCATTAGAAAACCTGATTGCAACATTATATCTAAGCCATCAGTTTCAAAATAAGGAATACGTGTTGTCCAACTTTTCATTCCTCCCAAAATTCTGTCCAAAATTCTATGAGAGCATATTAAACAACGAACTGCGCAATTTTTATATACTAATCCATTAAGAGTTATAATATCATAATGTTTGGTAAAATCCAGAGGCTTTCCTCCCAATTCAAATCTTGTAGACCAATCATCAAATATTTGTAATTCCTGATAGCCTTTATTTTCTTCTTTGTTGTTCATGATTGTATGACTTTCGATGATTTATTTCTTTGTTTTATAACTGTAAATACCCGATCTGCATATTGAGTTAATGTATCTTCGTGAGTAATGATAATAAACTGTATCCCGAGTTTCTCACTTAATTCTTTTATCATTTGACTTGCTTTATCTTGCAAGTCAACCGACAAGAATCTGAGAGGTTCATCTAACACTATAGTAGCTCTCGTTTTTGGATTCATCATACTCCAAAGAGCAATTCTCAAAGCAAAGGCGGCTACATCAACCGCTCCACCACCGGAAGCATTTAGTGGATCGACTTCCTCTCCGTCTTTTTCAAATAAAAGATCACACTCGGTTTTATTCCTGCGTTGAGTAAATTTCGCGATTAATTTATATGCTTCATCTTCAAATACTGATTCCAACGCAAGAGAAGTTATATCCGAAATATGATATTCTAACTGTTCTTGTGTCTTTAATCCAACCTCTTTTATTATCTCATTTGCTTGTTCCAGAACTTTCAGATCATCAGTCAGTTTTCTTAGTCTTTTTTTCTTTTCCTGAATACCTGATCTGATATGATCCACCTTACCCTTCAACTTATTTAGATCATTCCATGCTTGAGCTAATTCAATCATAGTACTTCTCCTCCAACTCTTTTAATCCATCTTGTAAATCTTTTTCCATTTTTGACAGATTATCTTTCATTTCTCTTAATAGCTTTTCAGCCTCTTCTATTGATTTACAATTCCAATCATTCTTTAGAGTTTCCATAAGAGAATTCAACTTTCCTTGTAATTCTGCCTTCTCTATCTTTTTCTTTTCAATTTCCTCTTTTAATCTCATTAAATCTTTAGTTTCCATGCTTCTGGTTTTTTGTTTTTGGGGTTTATCTCAAATAAACTATTATATTGTGATTTAGTTAATTTCTTTTCATTCAATAATCGCTTAGCAAAGAATTCTCTTTCCAGTGGATTCATCAGTCTTAATAATGACATATCACTTTTATAAGAAAGGTAATCCACTGACAAATGTTTATTGCAGGCTCTGACCGATCGTATCAATATTTCTTTACCCATATTACATTCCTATTGCTTTATACACCACTTCTCTCACTCTCTTATCAATATTATTTACCATCAAAAATCTCTCCATATTTTCTACAAAACTCGCTTCTACACTCCATTCTCCATTTAATTTTGATACAAAAGCATCAATCCGCTTATTCCTCTCCTCCACCGATGCTATATGTTCTCTTACTATAGCATTCTCCTTAAATGGTAGTTTTATCCGTTTTACCGAATTCTCACTACCAAACCAAAGGTAAACCGCTGGAACGTGATCTACTTGATCAGCGGATTGTCTTGTAAGGCTTCCCGGATTTACTAATATTCTATCCTCATAAGTCTCTATGAAAGTCTTATGATTGTGTCCGGTTACTATCAGATCATACTCCGGATACTTTCTTAATAACCCTCTCGCTGGAGTATCAGTTATGCCTGGCCATGGTTTTTTTCCTTGGTATGTCATTACGTGCCAAACTAAAATAGTTTTATCATATCTACTTGGGTACTCTCCACTTCCAGGCACAACCAATGATGGAGATTTTGGATTTTGTAACCAATGAGTACCATCCAGTAACTCTACAACTCCCGCTTGGACAAGGGTATATATTCCACATTTATACTGAAGATCAAGATTATGTTGTGGTAAATCGTGATTTCCATAAATAGTATAGAATGGTTCTTTTAACCTTTTGAATTCCTCTATGGTTCTGGAAAGTAAAGCAGGTGAAGGCTTCCAATGATTGAAGAGATCACCGGAGTGAACTATCGGAATGTTATATTTTAATGATAAATCTACAACAAACCTTACTTTCTCCCATTGAGCTGATTGAAAATCATCAGTCCGACAAATCGGAGTATCTTCTCGTAAATGCCAATCACCAGTAAGTATTAATGTTGGTTTCATATCTTCAAATGTTTTATGGGTTGTCCACAGAGAGGACAGGTATCACCCATTTCCTCATGAAATTTTTCTTCCAAATCCTTATATGATTTTAACATCTCCCTTATCTTTGATTTAGTATATTTTATATCACCCAAAATTTTCTCCAAATTCCCCATGTTTTTTTGGCTCTGATCGACTTTTTTAATTAATTGGATACTCTGGTCCACTTTAGGGGTTAAATCAATTATATAGGATGTTTTTGATATTAAAGATTTCACTGATTTTATTTCCGTGATAGTTTCTGATAACATCTCATTATTTCTCTCCACTGATTCTATCTCGTCATATAATGATATTAATGAGTTAACCCTTCCTTCCAATTTAAGTAATTCTTTGGTTTCTTTTATCTGATGTTGAACCTCATCAATTGTCAATGTGATTGATGTCAGCTCTCGTATTGTCTTGTCTAAAGAGGTCACCTCTTTATATTGTTGATCTATCACTTCCAAATCCGCTTCCATCTGCTTCACAAAATCATATTGTTTTAATTCTTCTCTGAGACTATCTAATTCTGATTTGGTGTACTTTAACTCACCATTTACCTCCCGAATTTCCTTTCTTATAAAAGATAATCCTTCGTCTATCTGATCGAGGTGAGCTATTTTATTGAATTTCTGAGCCACTTCTCCGGGTGATAAAGTAAGAAGGAAAGGGCTATCCAGTTGTTGTTGTAAATTTATCTCATCTATATTTAGTATTCTCTTTACTTCATCCGGTACCTCTGTTCTGAAAGCAAGGAACTGTTGATCATTCAACCAATATTCTTCCTGCTTATCCTTCGATCTGACAATTATATCATTTTCTTCCAAATGAACGGAAACAACCGTTTTTCCTCCCCAATGGCTACGAAAGCTATCTCCTAACGGACGATTCCATACCAACCATTTTAGTGCTCTAATGATAGTACTCTTTCCCGAGTCACTGGAACCTACAATAATATTGACCCCGGGTGAGAACTCTAATGTAGAATTCTTATGACTTTGGAAGTTTTGTACGTGTAGTTTTTTAATCATTATATTACACAATTCTTATTGATTTTATTTGATCGTATTTGATAATAATTTCCTTTTCATCACTTACATCCAGTACCAAAAATGCTTTTAAGGTAGCTTTAATCACACCGACTTGAGAACTTTCTGCTTTAATTGCCTTAGAAGTATATGTAACTCGTACTCTCTTATTCAAATATCTAAGACAATCCTCTTTTACCATTCTTTTACCACCACTTCTATTTTCCTTTTCCTCTTTATTATCTTCTCCAAATAACAGTTTTATCTTCATTTTATTATTGTATTCCTTTTAATGCTGCTTGTATTACCATAGATTGATCCCTTGCTACATGAAAAATAGCTAAAGCATCAGCAATGGCTTCATCAATATACTCTATTTTTGTAAATGGTGGGTGGTAGATTTTGTCAATAGAGTCTACCATTACCTGTTTGCTCACACTTCTACGATGAGCGATGGCTTTCTTTGCATCTCCCTCTGACCACCATTCTACAGGAATACCCAATGCTTTTCCTAATCCGGTGAGAATTCCTGCGGTAATTCCCAACATTACCGCTGCAGATGCGCTCTGACTGCCATGCGGCAATTCCGAAACAATCCAATTAACTTTATATCGTTTAATAATATTAAGTAGAAGTGCTGATATTTCTTCAGCTCGACGAACGCGATCATCAGATTTCCTTATTCTCTTCTTTTTATACTCAGGTTGAGTTTTGATGCAACCGACGTCTAATATAGATATCTTGTTTTTTGTCACTTGAACTACTCCCCACCCCCATGCAGTAAAAGAAGGATCATTCGTTAGTATAATCATTTCAATGTCTCTTTTTACGTGATAATTCTATTGATGAAAACTTTCCATTTATCTCTTCCCATAAGTTGATCACATTCATTCGTACATCATTTTCCCAGTTTTTGTCTTCTACTTCTTTTATGGAATCATTCATTGATACACTTAATCCAATTAGTTCTCCATCTCTCATGAAACCATACTTACGTAACCCGTAATATTTCTTTAAGTATTGCAAATTCTCACGAATATCATCAATTCCATACTCAAATAATATGGTAAGAGGAGCTTTTCCGTATGGTTTCCAGACGGACGATTTATACACTTCTACCTCCGATCTGACTCCCACTATCTGACTGATCTTCTTCTCATGAAAAGTTATTTCTCTTTTTACCTTCTCAATCAGTTTGAATCGGAGACGTAAAGAAGAATAAAAACCAACAGCTCTCCCACCTGGAGTACGGTACTTTTCTCCGTATGCTACGGCATCAACATTTTCCCTTATCTGGTTGCTCACAACCATCAGATAATTATTTTTGGTGAGTACTCTACATGTCTTTCTCAACTCCTCTGAAAATTCCTTTGCCCTACGCATCCCCATCTTATCACCTTCATTCTTCTCCATCTCTAAATCGGTACTGAGAGCAGCCAATGAATCCGCAAAAATCCCATGTACTTTACCGGATTGGGAAGGTGCCCAACTCCGAACCAAAGAAAAGACTTCGGTAACAGTGTCGGGCATAGAATAAAGCATAGAATCAATGTCTAACCCAAAAATGCTCGCAAAGCTCTTATTCAACCTTCCCTCCGGATCATGGAACATCACACTTCCACCGCGTGATTGTATATTACCAGCAATCTCTGATAACAAAACAGTCTTTCCCGAACTTGGCGGACCAAATACTTCCACAAGTATCCCAGCTGGTATGCCTCCACCTCTCACTCTACCACCACTGATGGCAAGATCGAGCAAAGTCGATCCAGTGGAAATAAAAATATCTGATCCCTCATACTCCTTTTGTTCTTTCTTACCTGTATTCTCATTCACTCTTTTTTTTACCTGCTGACTCAATTTCGGTGGTTTTGTTCGTTCCATCACTTAACTTTCTTACATTAGCAATAATAACTTTAATATATGCCTTATCAATTTCCCTCTCCATAAGCTCCTTTTGTAGGGAGGTAAGAAACTCATCCAGAGATATTCCTTTTTTCTTCTTTAGAACATCAAAAACAAGCAATGCTCTACGTATAACCTTTCTTATTAACTCTTCCGTAGATACGGATTCATTAAAATGGGAAAGTAATAACTCTCTCATTACTTCCGCTTTGGAAGTATCCTCCGCTAAACAGTATAGAGTGAAATAATCAAAAGTCTCCTTTGATAATACCACTCCGACCAATTTAGTCTTTTTCTTTCTTCTCTTTGCTCTATCAATATCTAAAATGGAAATTCTCTTCATTTTTCCTCGTTTGCTTCTTTTGCTTCAATACACTCATCCCATATATCACATACATCACAATCCTCTGGGAATTTATCAGTATCAATCCCGAACTTATGACCGTATGGACATCTATCATTATCAGCTTTCTCTTTCGATGACCCTGCTGATTTCTTCATTCGTTTCTTTGGAGGTTCCTCCACTTCTTCGGGTTCTTCTCCTGGTTCAGGTTCCAATTCTTCCTTTACCACTCTCTTTTTCTTCCTCTTCATCGAAGTGGGAGGTGCTTCTTCCGATTCCTTTTCTTCCTCTTCCGGGTCTTTTGGTTCCCCATTATCGACATCATCAATTTCAAAGAAAATCTTTTCCAATTCATTGTATGGTAAAACTTTTAATACCTCGTCAAGATTTGGAACCTCATCAAGAATTGATTCGTCATACTCTTCGTCTCTTTCCAGGAAGTCAATCCTACTTGCTTCTGCAAATGGTTGACTATTTTCAATAGTTTTGGATGAGAACCTGATTTTAAGAGTGTATCCGTTCTCCAAATCAGGAAAATTTCCATATTCGTCGTTTTCTTCGACTTCCGAATTCAAAAGGTTTTGAAAGAGATGTTGACTAATATCAAAGATATGAACCTTCTCTTCATGATCTTTATCGTCAATAGGAACTACCACATAGAGATTCCTGTCTTTTGCCTTCAGAGCTCGTACTTCCTCTTTGTCGGCTCCTTCTTTAATCCGTTTTGCCCTATATTCGCAAATTGGACATTTCTTACCGAATGTAGTAGGACACACCACCGATTCGTCCTTTACTCCGACGTTTCTATGAATTTTGAATGGTCTTTTATACCATAAACTACCGGGAATAGCAAATCCATCTTCATCATCCCTATCAGGATGTTTTGAATCAGTCACTTTATACGGAATAAAATCCAATTTAACCCGACTACCCGGTTTTGGATTGAATACGGATATATTCTTTGGCAAAAGCAGATATCCGTAAGTAGAAGGAGCGGTTTTTTGTCTCTTCGCATCCTTCGTTACCGCATTCCTGAAGTTAGTTTTTCTGTGCTTGCTCATAATCTTTTATTTTTTGTTTGGTTATTAATTCATTTATTGTATTATTAAAGGAATCTATCCAAGCCTTCATTTGTATGAAGCTAAATATATACCATAAGAAGACTAAAAATAACAGAATACCAATCGTCCCAAGTATAAGCCCTATTATTTTTAATATAGTCATTCTTCGTCCTTTTTTGTGTTTCTTATTTTTATCTTTTTATTTGCTCTTTTTTGTCTTTCCCTTATCTCCCACTCCTTTGATATATCACGTGGAGCGGATGGTCCAGCAAAATATTCCTGACCGAATAATCGCACGAGATTCTCCAAAGATGATTTTCTTTGTTCAAAAGCTTTGACTATCCCTGAAGCTACGTCATACTCAAATTTTGCGTTAAGGTAATCATCCACTGCCTTTTGATAATCATCAGTCAATACAATAGTATTCGTTACTACTGTTTCTGTTACCTTTCGTATTCCATAGCTCTCTGGATCGCTACGAATTTTTTTATCTAATTCAGCCTTCACAAGTTCCAATCTCTCTTTGGCAAGGTCCATTTGTTTTCTTGTTTCCGCCTGATATTTGGTATATTTTAACATCAGACGCGGTTGATCAAGCCACTCTATATCAAGAGCAAGTTCATCAATTTTAATGTCATCTTCATAATTCATGTCTAACAAATTTTATAGGTGTTTGCAATAATTTCCAGAATCTATCATTTGCTTTTGTAAGAGACTGTAATCCACTTTTCCGAGCTTTAGCAACAGATGAAAAGTAATGATCCGATCTCTCTATAAAACTGAACTCAACGGATGCCAGTTTAGATGTCCAAGAAGCATAGTAGAGTGGAGGCGGATTTCGTCTCCCAATTAAGTACTGCTCCACTCTCAATAAAACAATCCAAATGGGAAAATTCCCATCATGTACCTTTTGCTTAAATTCTACCAACTTTACTTTCATAATACTAAACTTTTGTTACAGCATAACAAGCATATACCAAACCAGGGAATCCGGAATTATAAAACGGATCGATAAATTCTTCCATTATTCTACCCACTTTTTCATTATCCCCGTTTAATAGAACTGATTGAGAATACCCCAATACATGTCTTCTTATACTCTCTGGGTCCTGGTCTTTTAATCCTGATAAAATACTTCTCACTACTTTCCAACTCTTACCCGATACCAAAGCTCTACATAAAGCTATACTCTGGCTTTGTTCCTCCGCCACCTGTTTGGCAATCTTAATTCTTGATTCAGGATTGGCTTTGAGTACCTGTTCCAAAATTTGGATGGCGTTTCGCGGATACCCGAAACTATCGGTAATGATCTGGTTATAAACCTCCTTTTCCAACCTCTCACCCTCCAAGTGAGTAACCTTTCGTAACAATCTAAACATTTCATTATCAGAAAGTGGTTTTAATTGAAATTGACTACATCTCCCCTTTATTGTGGGAAGTAGTTTTTGTGGTTCAGTGGTACACAAAACAAAGTGAGTGTGTTTTGGAGTATCCTCCAACATTTTTAGAAGAGCATTCTGAGCATCTTTTGTTAATTGATGACACTCATCAATTATCCACATTCTCGTATTCCCATCAACTGGTTTATACATTGATTGTTTCCTAACTTCTCTAATAGTATCAATACCACGGAAGTCCGCGGTATCCAATTCAATAAGATCATTTCCTTTGCATCCGAGTCTTTTTGCTATTATTCTACCAATAGTTGTTTTCCCACAACCAGTGGGTCCATGCAACAAAAATGATTGTGGAGCATCCTCCGGATCACTCAACATATTTTCCAAAGTAGAAACTACCTCCTTGTTCCCCACTATTCCGTCTAATGACTTTGGTCTGTATTTAACGTATAAGTTCATATCCAGCGTTTTTCAAAACTTTCTTATGTGATGAGGTTCCTTTCATGCTTCCATCCAATTCCAACCAATTGAAAACATCCCCTGTTTCATCAGCCCCAAATATGTAAGTTTCTAACCCGAATGTATGAGCAGTAGATACAACTACATAATTGAATTCTCTTTTGGAATTACTTTTTAATTCAACGCCTTCCATTGGAGGATCAACCTGATACAGAGCAGCATGTCCAATAAAATCAGGTAAGTTGTCTTTAATAAGTTTAGCTGTCTTCTTCATAACACTAAAATTTAACAGTTAATCCTACGCCAAGTTTATTGTCTTTATCAAACCTCCCCATTTGTTTATATTTTATAAGAGCAATCTCAATGTCGGTCTTTCGTGAGTTCCCAACTATCCATAAAGGAACTCCGACACCAGCTGTTCCAAATCCAGCTATTATCATAAATAGACCGAGTTCGTATCCGTTACCTACATCCGGATCAACAGTTGGTTCCCAACTCTTAACGGCATCGTCGGATATCAACCAACCAGTTAATCCGACTATAAGTCCTCCGAAAGTCATTAATTGACCATTCTTTATCATTTTCTCAGCCTTTGAGTAAGCCAGATTCAACTGTTCTTCGGAGAGATCATCAATATTAGTAACTCCCATAGAACAGTACCATTGAGCATTACCGGATAATCCGAATAATACAAAGACAAAAAGAAATATAAACTTCTTCATAACATTAAATATCATTTTATTAATCCATTATTATTATATCCAAAATATTTTAATTACATCAATAGTACGTCAGAAAATATTTTATTAACCGATCAAAAATTCTTTCTTATCAGCCCAACTCTTATCTACATCACTCAACTCAAAATCAACTTCCAATGGAACGGTAATCCAATTCCATGCCTTTGGTAATCTTTCTGTAGTTATTTCCCGGGTTAAGAGATATACTCTCTCCAACTCGGTCGGGTTCACATCCAATATAATGGAGTCATGTATTTGCCCGATAAGTCTTGTGTCATATCCTTTTTTTCTTAATTCTTTGTCCAATTCTATAAACGACCATAAGAGACAATGGAAAGCAGTTCCCTGAACCGGATAGTTGGAAATATCATTCTTACCCATCACTCCAGAACATCTAAATCCAGTATGAAGATCAATATACCCATACTTTTGATAAAGATTCCACCATTTCTCTTTCCATTTCTTATATACGGGAAATCTCTTGTTCCAAAAATCATCCTCTATATCTTGTATATGATCCTCAAACGATTTTAAGGATTTTACTCCGTGCCTTATGAGATGATCAGAAAGAAATCCATCTTCAAATTCAATACCCTGTTTCGGTTTCCATCTTCCAACTGGTAACTTCCCCCAATTACAAGCAAGATTATAAGCGCAATTTATATAATAATCCCCGTAAAATTGTGGAAATACGAATCCATTTTTTGCAGCTTGCCTTAATAGAGTGTGACCCGGAATGGTTGGATTGAATTCCTTTAGAAAGAATATTTGTTTAGCCATATCACGATGCATGTCAGCTCTCGGATCAGTGAGATACCTTTCTAAAGTAGGATCATGGTGATAAGTAACTGATATTCTCACTTCCAACTGTCCATAGTCAACTTCCATTAATTGGTGACCAGGTCGTGGATATAATGCCTTCCTTATAATTCTCATTGATTCTTTATCCCTTTTCGGAATATTTTGAAAGTTTGGACTATCCGATGATGATCTTCCGGTTCTTACCAAATGAAGATTAAAAAATGGATGAATATAACCATTGACCTGTTCTCTTGAAAAATTCTCCAAATAGGTATCTCTCAGCTTTCTCAACTTCCTTATTTCCAATAAAAGATTCAGTTCCGGAATATTTAATTGTTTTAATGCTTCCTCATTAGTTGATCCCTGACCAGATCCGGTAGTAAGTACCGGTTTTATCTTCTTTATATCATAAAGAAAATGAGCCAGCTGGTGATTAGAATATATGTTTGGAGATTTTCCCTTCTTAGAATGCTTCCACTCTCTATAAAACTTAGAATTCATAAATTTTCTTTCCAATATTTCTATTCTTTTGGAAAGCTGCTTTTTCTTTCTTTGAATATATTCCATATCAATACGGAATCCATTCCTTTCCGCTTGAGCTAAAGCAAGGATTCCATTATGGAATAATTGATATATTTCCTCTGATCTCGGGTTCATATTCATATTCATAATCAAAAGGGAATTTCACTTTTCTCCAGTTCGGATAGAGAGAACCATGATGAGTGGATTTTATCATATTCATCTATCCACCTGCAGAATGCTTGTTCTTCTGAAGAGTCATCATTAAATTCTATCTTTACAACAACAATGATTTTACCAGGTCTCGACTTATGATATACAGTATCGCCTGGTGATAATGACGTCTTATAATTTTTTATTTCCATATCAGTAAAAATTAAAATGGTAAATGATCTATTCTTATTAGACGTTGTTGAATCATAGCAAGTCTATATTCATATATACTATCAAGAGCACAGTAAGTCATCAATTTCTCACGACCACTCTGGGTTTTTGTCAATTCCATTACCCTATTCATGCTGTTTGCTCCACGTTCTCCATCAGCTGATAAGTATGGAGATATTTCCTCATCATATCCCGATATTCCAATGTTAATATAAGTTTGGAATTTTAATCCGGTAATGCCCGAACGATTGTCAACTATATGAGCTGCTATCATTGAATCCCAGTCCCAACCTTTTACTCTTACTCTTAACTTTTCCGTTGTCCAGGTATCCTCAAATTTCATGTTATGAGCCATCTTCTTTATATCCGGATTAATTAGTAAATCAATAAATGGTTGTCTCTCTTTTTTTGATTTAGGCATCATAAATACGAAAGCGTGATCTGGAGTATCGGCTACAGAAACGCAAACTATCCGATGACCCACAGCTTGCGGTTTCTTTCCTGTAGTCTCATAATCAAAAGCAATTCTATCAGACTTTATTTCTTTTAATACTGACAAGTCCTCAATAAACTCTATCTCTGGTTTCTTTTGTCTTGGCAAGGCAACATCCAACAATCCGATCATATTTTGTAAATCATTCTCCCATATTGTAGTCACATGCTTTTCCGATCGTTCAACATAGCTCGGATGGAATACTGGACAAACCCATGCTCCAAACTCCTCATCAGGTATATGAAATCCTCTCCATTTATTTATTCCACCGAGTGATCCCCTCCATCTGTATCCCACGACAGAATACAAAGCCGATCCACCAAGTAATACGACTACTTTGGGATCATACTTTCGTATTGTCGATAGAACCCTCTTTCTACAACAATCAATTTCGTGATTAGTCGGAGTCCTATTATTCCCATTCTTATCAACGGCTCTGCAACTTACAGCATTTATATTGAGGCAATCATCGAACAAATCAATCCCAAATTTCCTATACACCCTCTGAAGGAGTTTTCCTGTTTTTCCCTGCCATGGTTTACCAGTCTTATCTTCTTCAATTCCAGGACTTTCACCCACATTCAAAATTCCCTTCCTAAAATTACCGTAAGGTTTCATCTTTGGAGACCTGCATGTTTTATATAGCCCACAAGAGGCACAGGTTAACGTTTTCCCATAGAAACGATCAGTCTTTATTTCCTCTTTAGAAAAAAATCCTTCCAAATTCATATCATCAAAGCTGCTACATAAATCCAATTTTCCCCTTCAAACTTAATAAATCTATCCGATACTTCACATTCATTAATTTCCTCCAAAATACCCTTTAACAAAAATGGAGATATAATTATAGTGAACTCATCACCATCATATCTGATATTCAATCTCTCCTCGTACCATCCATTAGGGGAATCAGCAGAAACAATAAGCGACTTCTTTTTGAATTCCATTCTTACCGACTCCTCTAAAATATGATCCCTTTTTGCAAATATATTCGCTCTTTCCATTGATTCTCTCAATCTCTTTGGAAACACTATCTTCCTTCCACTTGTATTAAGCACTCTCGAAGCATTCGGATAATCACCTTCTAAAATTCTGCATGAGAATATCGTTCCTATCTCATTTCGAAAATGAACCCAGCTCTCACTCTGAGAAATCTCAGTCGGATTTATCTTCATTACTTCTACAGCTGACGTTGCCGGAAGAAGAAATGTTTCTATATCTTGCAGCTCTCCATCAAACTGGCACCTTGTAATCCGATAAGAGTCCGATGCTTCCATATATCCCTCCTTGTTAACATGAATAGCAGTCAATACCGGTTTGCTCATATCCTTAGAACATGAAGTAACCGACAAAGCAATAAATTTGGAGAAATCCTTAGGTAAGGAAACCCAATCTTTTGGTTTCTCGATCTCTTCTAATGGCAATTTTATCTCGGATTGCATTACCAACCCAGCTTTAATCCTACCTGCCTGAAAAACAATATTACTGTTATCCACATCGACCTCTATTTCTTCCATCTTCATCTTTTTTAACAGTTGATAAAGATTCTCAGCAAGTATAGCCCCCTCAAATTCCACTCCATCCAAAGGATGAGAAATACTGAACTCGTCATTATATGTAACTATTTTTCCATTAAGGAAGGCAAAAGAGGTGGTTTGCTCAATTACCTCTTTTCTTGCTAACCCTGGTTTTACTATTTCCAGGGCTTCTACCAGTTCTTGTGTTTTTATTTTCATACTCTATATAATTAAAGGTTTCTCGTCTAAACGGAACTCTTGTATCAATCACATCATAATAACTCAATAGTACATTCTCTACATAATTAAGCAGTTCGACAGGATGAACCGCCGCAAAATATATTTTCATTGTCTATTCTTTCTTGTATCCAATCGTCCGGTCTTTATATATTTCAACAATTGATCATCTGTTATTTCCTGATCTTTAATGAAGTAATAACTAATCAATCTGGTACTCGCTCTTTTTCTTGTGAGACTATTACCAAGTGTTCTATCATAAAGCCATGTAGCAAAATAAATTTTCATCTCGATAGTCTTCTCAATAACTGTTTAACAAAGCTATCTCCAAATATATCTTCTTCATGGGGTGGACGATAATCAAACAGCGATGGATTCATATGAATAAACAACCTATTCTTATTTCCTTTAGAATCATATACTCCCCAGTCAATACCATATTTAGAAACTATTTCCTTTACAGTTATAATACTTGCGTAAGCATCTTTTACAATACCATCCCTTCTCAGAACAAAAATAAACCAGTAATCTTCAATGATATTCAAAAACTGTTTCGGTTTATCAATAAAATCAGTAGGTAATTTGATGTAAACCCCAAAATCATTAGAAAATCTTATCATCACCGGTTGAGTCACTCCATCATTCAAATCACAAATCACATGATCTAATCCCATAGCTTTTACGAATCCCACCTCTTCCAATCTATTTTTGGAAGTATTATTATGAAACTTCTCAACCGGACGCATAGTCTTTATATATTTATGAAGAGGCATTATCATAAGATCGTGCTCAATAAGAAACTCATTCATGTTTTTTGTAACAAGCTCCCTATCCTTCTTTCCTTTCTGAAAATCATCTTTCCATTTAGAAGAATCCATTTACTACCTCCTTTCTCTTAAATGACCAAGGCCACTCTGGCAAACTTTTTTCCAAATCCAAAAAATACATAATATTTATCTGATCTCTCATCTGATATACATTACATAATCCCGGCTCTACTATTACTTCCATTAACCTCTTATTTTCTCCCCTTTTTGCCGGCTCTGCCCAACGTTCTCCTTCTGACAACATCCTACCCTTATCTACATAAACAAAATCGCTCTTACCCAACCTAAATCCCTTAGAATGAATATAATCAAGAAATACCTTCCTTTGCTTTGGAGATAGAGTAGTGATATGCATTCCACTCACTTTCTTCTTTGGACTTCTCGCAGAAACCGCTATCTTCCAAGATTGTTCATCATATATCCACTTTCCATTTCTATATCTGGGAACGAATATAGAACCCATCCTGCTGGTAATAACCCATGAAGTGCTATCTACGCTAAACCAAGGATACATGATCATTAACTTTAGGGAAGTTACAGCAAATCCATGAACCTTTACTTTCGGAAGTCCATCCTCATCACAAATATACTTGGAAAAACATTCATTTAACCACGGAACTAACTTTACTCCGGAATTACCTGCTACCCCCAAAGCTATATAATCATACTCTTCCACGTACTTCTCAAGATATTCATATGGTTCTCCATAATGAAACACAGGAAGTGGAGATAATCCAGCCTTCTCCATTATGCGTTGATTCTCAAGGGTTCTCCGAGCAGTTTCTTCTCCAGGAACTCCCGAGTCTCCTCCAATTACATCAAGATTTGCATAAATGGAAATGACATCGGAGTGTTTTTTGATAAAAGAAATGTACTCCTCTATATCTATTTTCACTCCTCTGGACCAAGCGGAGAAGGCTCCGGAATCCAAAAATAACTCTACCTTTTTTCCCATTCCATTCTCAATTAATTCAAAAGCATATCTTACATTAAACGTATTTAATAGAATATCACCAAATGATAACAACCTCCTTTTTGTAATCTTCTGCCATAATCTCTCTCTACTTCTTATTCCCGGAGTACCAGCAAGGTATATATTCATCTTCTTATTAGCTGCATTAATTCTTCTCGAGCCTCTGGTTTGGTGAGAAACACTCCACCAAGGGAAGAAGTAACCATCACGGAATTTTGTTTCTCTACTCCTCGCATGCGCATGCACATATGGGTAGCTTCAATAATACAAGCTGCTCCCTTCGGATCGAGCAATCTCATCAAAGCATCAGTAACCTGTTCTCCTATTCGTTCCTGTATTTGAAGGCGTTTGGCATAGATATCAACCAAACGAGCAAGTTTAGAAATACCAACAATTTTCCTCCATGGAACATAAGCAACATGAGCTCTACCATAAAAAGGCAACATATGGTGTTCGCACATACTATATAGTTCAATATCTTTCAAGAGAATAATCTGATCATACCCATCGGCATCAAACACAGTAAGGACATCCTCCGGTTTCTTATCGTAACCAGAGAATATCTCATCCCACATTTTTACAATTCGGTAGGGGGTTTTCTGTAATCCCTCCCTATCTGGATTCTCTCCAATCATTGTAAGTTGATCTCTTACAAGCTTTTCAGCAATCTTTTTTTGTTCATCTGATCTTTTCATATTAAAGTAATTTATAGATTGATGGTTTTTCCACTATCATTAACACTTCATCAGCAGCTTCTGGGTAAAGAAGAGAGATGTAAGGCATTAACCAAGCGGTAGGAAGGTACTTTTTGAGTTGTTTATATTGTTCAGTTAATACATGATCGTCCCTCGCTTCTAACCATCTCTCAAACTTCTTTACTTTAGCTACTAACCCATATTCCTCTTTAATCTCGAATCCGATTTCCTCCAAAGCTTTCCGAAGCTCGTGGATATTCCACTCATACACATGAGCAGCATACTGAGTATCATACGGATCTTCTTTGTCAATAGTATTTGGACAAGAGAAGAACATTTGATGCTCAGATTTCAATACAGAAAAACAATGCTGAAGAGACTTATACCCAACATCTTTCTGCATATGTTCAATTGAGGATGTGTAAACAATAAAATCCACTGAGTTTGATTTAATGTACTTATCCATAAACTCCACGCTATCTATGATATGAGTGAGTTTGAATGGATAGTACTTGCGAACATCCTCGATTTTCTTGATCCCGGATCGTCGCAGTTGCTCGGAAATATTTCTTTCTGATAAGTCAATTCCAATGTACTCAGCAATATCTGGACGGTAATACCTTATCATTGGTAGAAGTAATCCCCTACCACAACAAACATCCAATACCCGCCATCCTTTCTTCATTTTAAGAACCGCTGCATGATGCTGTATGTAATTCATCACGTCCAATGAGGAAAAGAAACCATCCGCAAACTGAGCGTAAAAGTTCCTCATTTGGTACGTTGATGCGTATACTTCTCTTGGATTTTCATCATCTCCAACTTTATATACTATCCTTTTTCCATCTATAGAATCACCATCTCTCATTGTATTCTATCAATTATCTTTTGTTTACATTTAGTAATATCAGAATTTATTTCATGTTCCCACAATATCAAGATATTAAATCCACAAACTTCCAAGTATTTCATTTTTCTTTTATCCTTCTTTTTTATATCCTCCCTATTATGCCAGTAATCTCCATTACATTCAATAATGAGATTTGCTTTTGGGACAAAAAAATCAACTGAGAACTTTCTACCAATGATAAATTGTTGTTTGAATTCTATCCCAATGTCAATTAAAATCTCTTTAATTTTTAACTCTATCGAAGTAGGTGATCCACGACTCCTTTCAGCGATCAATTTGGCTTGTTGTTTACTCATCTTCCTTTTATATTCCTCTGTATGTTTAAATGTACCTGTTAATCCTTTATTCCAAGCCTTCCTACCTTTTCTGGTAGCTGACATCTTTGCTTTAGTTTCTTCTGAGTGATGCCACCCAAGTCTCGATATCTTCTTTAACTCCTTCGGAGATTTTTTTCTACCACGTTGAGCATCAGATATCTTCTTGCGTTGTTCCTTAGTTAATTCATATTTATCCTGTCCGAAATCACCATCAGGAAATAATTTAAAATACTCCTCTTTCGTCATATTATGAACACTACGTAAATGAGAGGAATTAACTGCTTTCATCTTTCTCCCACAAACAGCACAAGTCCGCATCATAGCTCATTTTTCCCCGTTTTTGAATACCACTATCATTGATGGAAATGGAGCATTCGAAATCCTAAATTTACCATCACTTCTATATGATGGTAATGTTCTATTCATAAATTTCAATCTCCCCTTTAGAAACCGAATTTCTACTCCTTCCTTTTTATAAATATAATTATGAAACCAGCGGGTATCAGTCCTTGCTGGTAGAAGAGCTACTACTGTAGTTCCCTTCTTTGACTCCTCATAAGCTTTCCTTACCCAACGACTTATTTCTCTTCCGTACGGGGGATTCATAAAACAAGAAGAGAACCTTGTCCAGTCTTGTTTCAAACCATTGATTTCCGGAGAGAAGAAAGTAGGGCATTTAGCATTTTCCTTAATAGCGCAAACATCCACTTGGAAATGGAATTCCCTATCTAAAGATCGAAACAAATCCCACGGGGTTTCCCACATTGACGATCTACTTGAATAAATAGAATCGTTTATCACTTTTTACGAATTTTATCAGTATTTCCCACTTCTTTTAATCTTACATCATATCCCATCTTCCGTAACCAAAGACGAACCACCCGAAGGTTTTTCTCGTGATCTGAATCGATCCCGAGTCGTTCAATCTCTCTGGAGATTTCTTCAATAGAAGCTCCACCTTCCCTGGAAATCATATCCACAATAACCGATTTCTTAGTTACCGCTCCGGTCTTAGATTTCCTCTCTTTCTTTTTTGGTTCTTTTTCTTTAGCCTTCTTCTTTTCTTCTTCCCTTTTCTCATATTCCTCTGCCCAATCCTCAATAATCTTATTGATAAGATCGGAAGTCTCTTCAGAAAATTCATCGGCTTCCCAGTCAATGTACCTGATACCACGACGAACACCCTCCAATAATCTTCTGTCATCTTTACTAATAGATATCGGAGGCTTTAATCCGAGAACGTCATTCAGTTCCTGAGCGACCTTCTCAAGCTGTTTTCTTGAAATTTTGGTAGACATAATCAAATATTTTTTAAGTTATCTATTATTATAATATCCAAACCAAATAAAATAATTTGGAATTCTCGAGAAAAATTAAACCGACAAAGAATCATCCCAAAGGAGAACCTGGAGTCGTGGAGAATAACGAAATCCATATTTTCTACACCACTCAATTACTCTTTCACTATTTCCCCTTTGCTTCCTTCTGGTGTTTCCTTCCGGCATAAGCAAAACCTGCTCCCTTCGAATCAGTTTAGGGAACAAAAAATCATCCATTATTTCTTTAATATCCTTTTCTGAACCTGCTACAAACTTAAACCATGAATTAGGAAGATTAGCAGTGAATTCTATTATATCTGGCTTATACCTTTTATCCTTTGGATTACCGGAATTACTCAACTTTGGGGAATTATTCCAAACATCAACCAAAGGAATAAGTCTTTTGTCTGGTTTGATTACACACTCATTCTCTATTTCCACAGAAGGAGAAATATTAAACTCTCTTTTAATAGTATGTAACAGCTTTATTATCCCCTTTTGTTGTAACAGAGGACTACCACCGGTAATTACAAAAGAGTTATAGAATGTAAAGTCTGCTAAAATTCCCGAGATATTCATAATTCCTGCCAATGTAGAAATAGGATACTTCTTACCGGTATTCCATATTTCTTTGGTGTCACACCAGGAGCAGTTTAATGTACACCCACCTAATCTTAGGAACACAGCAGGAGTACCTACTGTAACCCCCTCCCCTTGTATAGTTTCCGAAAATAATTCCGACACAAATAATTTTGGCTCATTTTCCTTTCCCGGCTTTAGGCGACTAATTAAATTATCGTAAGGACTTCTTAATTCTCCAAAGCTAATTATTTTCTTACTCATTCTTCCCAATATTTAGCAGTTGTTTTATCTGTCTCCTTTACTGTAACAGAGTACAGGAGATTTGGAAATAAGGTTTTGAATATCCGATATAATACTTTTGCCATATTCTCAGCAGATGGATTAACAGACATCACATCATTAAGAACCCTATGATCCCAATGCTCGTCTAACCATTTCCCGATTGAATGACGTAACTCGTCATAATCCAATACGAAATCTGATGCATTGAGAGAGTCTGAACGTAACTCCACGATAACTGAGTAATTGTGCCCGTGTAATCTGGAACATTTATGCTCGAAAGGGAGCTTTTCCAAGAAATGTCCAGCAGCAAATGTAAATTCCTTTGTGATTGCATACATAATTTTAATTTTTACTGATTAATTTTCATACTAACTCTTCTTCTAATTGGAGCTGTTCCAACATAACCAGTTGAAGTTCTTTGCTCACTTTAGTGAGATAGAGAATGAGTCTTTGTTGAGAATCCTCCGGAAGGTCTATCTCTCTCAAGTACTTGAGAGTATTAAGTATTCCTTCGTTAATCTTTCTGATTTTTTTGTAATTCTCTTCCATAACAAAAAATTTTAATTAAACATCAAATAGACCAGAAACTACCTAAGAACGGTCGTCCCCGTTTTAAGTCTTGTAGTATTGTTATTTTATTTGAACTTGTAAAATCACCTTCCCTTATAGCTATCTCGTTTATCCTCATTAATCCTATCTTCTTTTCTCTATCGCTCGGGTCCTGATTTAATCCGTACATAGCTGTCACATGAGCAAGCTTACGCTTATCCTCTGAGAAATTCGACATTCTTAATATCTCCGTTCTATAACTACCAGCATCAGCCTGGGTAGCTGTAACTACTAAACAATGCCATTCTTGCGATATGCTTCTTAATCCCTTCCAAATCTCATTTTGTTTATGTCTGAATTCCAATCTTCCCGGATGATCCATAATGTCAGCATAGTCGATTACGATCAAATCAGGAACAAATCCATCCCTCTTTTCCCACTGCATCAAGATCGATCTAATCTTTTGAACTGTTAAAGTATTATTCGGATGAGTAGACAACTTAAACGATCTTCCACTCTTCACAAAAAACTTCTGAACACTACGCATAGCCTCTTTTGCCGTTAGTGGTTCTCCCATGTCTAATTCCTTCACCCAAGGAACTCCCCATCTACTGCTCTCATACTGCGGACAATTATAACATGGTTTGTAATCAGGATTATTTTTATAGGCCTCTATGAGATCATCTACCGTCTTCTCTTTCAAATCATGCTTCGATTCTCCATCAAATACTCCAAAATCACTTTCCCTTTCCTTCTTACTACAAGTATTTAACTGATTATAAACACAATCTCTTACCACCTCCCATTGTTTTCCCGAATACTTAGCAAGATCACTCTTTTTGGTGAGATATATGCTTATCCTTCTTAATTGTTGATCTTCAGTCATATCACCCGCCTGAAAGAAAGCCACCCTTCTCTTTTGTCTATATGCCCTTACAGCTACATCTAACAACCAAAATGATTTCCCTCTTTTTTCAGGAGCAAGAAACGCTATGAATCCTCCCCTTATGAACTGGTGATTCCAAAACTCTCCTAACTGTTTAGGATATTTTACAAGAATATCCTTTGGAATATCAAAAGCTTTCTTAATCCTCGGTAATACTTTTGGATTTGATAAATCAATGTCAGTCTCTCCTGAACTTTCTATCGGAGAATATCCACAAGCCAATTTGTTAGCCTCTTCCAGCTTTCCCTCTGCTATTAATGATCGAATCCCACTGGCATGTAGTAACAACTTTCTTTCGTTAAGATATCGGAAGGTCTGCTCAAGCAGATAATCAACATTAATAGGTTCTTCTATACTCTCTTCCGATAACCCTGACAACACTCCACTTTCTATCTCGTCCGATAACTGATCAGGTATCTCTCCATCCTTCAATTTGGAAAGATATATATTTTCCATATCCTTTCCCGGAGCTTTCCCAAATTTCTGAAAGTATTCCCATACCCAATCTGCTACTCTTCTTGCTATGGAGGATTCCAATAATGATGAATCCCAAACTTCTTCTATATTCTGGAGAAATTTAGTGGAGGTTATCAGCCCGATTATGATCCTACGCTCAAACATGTCTGTATTAGCCATTTTTACCTACGTACTTTTTGCTTTTACTCCATCACCAATGTCTTATACCATCTGACCCGTAAAAATCCCTTAAATCTTTTCTAATAAGCTCCGTTCCTCTTCTTCTTCGTCAACAATCTTCCAGGACGGATAAAGAAATGAAGGTCTATCCTCTTTTGTTATAATATCCGGACTCATTTTTCGTTGGGTCTTTGGTTTGGTTTCTATTGGTTCTCCATAAAAACTTTTCTGTTCTTGATTTCTTTCCCTTTCCTCTCTTTTTTCTCTATACATAGCCAACTCCAATCGAATAAACTTCTCACGGAACGCTCTTCCCGACTCAACAACTGGAACATATCTTCCTCCGAGTCTCCCCTCATACCACTTTAGAACTTTATCTATGCGTTGGAGAGAAACCTCGTTTTGTTCGACAAGTCTCTTAATATCCATAGCCCACGACTTTTTTTGTCTGGTGGTAAACTTTATGTTTTTTGACCTACGAATGTCGTGAGCGAGGCGCCTCGCCCGATGTTCATACTTTAACATTTGGAGGTGTTCCTCTTGTGAAACTTGCGGGTGTTCTCTGGTTTTCGAATTTGGGTGTTCCTTAGTTTCTGAACTAAATTCCGATTCCATTGAAATAATTTCATTGGAGGAGGAATTTAGTAAGGGTTGGACGGTTATGTGTTTAGGTTTTGTACTTTTCCTGCTAAGAGGTTTGGAAGAATTAGTTCTTTTGGAAGATTTAGGTAAATTTTTATCTCGACCAATGATATTAGATATATACTCTTTGTTAATGTTATTAGTATATATAATATCTATGATATTATGTGTATTAATGTTATTAGTAAAGTAAGGACCAGACACCCCCGCTTGGCAGGGTTGTCTGGTGGGCGGGGGTGTCTGGTGGTCTGGTAGGTATTTGGAATTTTCAGGTAAATTCACTTTCCAATGTGATCCGATAAATCGTTTTGTACTTTTGTCATAATCTGGAATTGATTCTAATAATCCTTCTTTTCTCAACTCTTTAGTTATTGTTCCCATTTTCTGTTTTCCACATCCCATTTTTTCCTGGATGATTTTTGGTGATACCTCTATTCCACTTCCCATTAATGAAATCATGATGAAATAAGCCACTTTTGAGGAGTCGCTCAGGGTTTTTGAAAATAAAACATAGTTTGATTGTGATTGATATGGAATTACACCATTCCAACCTTTCTCCAATAGAACATTTTCCATAGTATCATACTTTTCCATAACTAATCCTCCAAATTATTTTTACATTTATTTAATTCATACTTATACATGGAGATTCCTCTCCCTTAGGAACCATCATACACCAATCTAATATATCTCTTATAACCTTCCCATTCCTGGGATGAGGGTTCCTGTAAAATATCCAGTGTCTTTTTTCTTTTTTGATTAATCCGTATTCTATTAATTCTTTTTTAGCTCTTTCAAAATCAGATTTTGTTATTTTAAGGGAATATCGCATATCTTCCAAATCTCTGACTGTTCTCCCATCATTTGTATTCAATAATATAGATGTATAAAGAAGTTTAGCCGATTTACTTAAAATCGGATGTGATAAGATTCTACGACCAACCCTCCTTATTTCCCAACCATCAGGTAACATTTGTCAGAGTTCTTAATATTAAAAAGGAAATACCCGGGAGGAATGGTGATGAATATGGTTGATAGGTTCTCCTCCCGGGATTTCCTAAAAATTATGTCTCACTAATATTCATCACCATTAAATTTATCAATTATGGATCACCCAAAAATAAATATAAATCCTTGAAGATCAAAATAATATTCAATATTTTTTTATCGTTATTTTATATCTTCTTGATAATAATTGACGTACAAAGTGCTCAGCATCATCTAAATTCATGTTTCCCGGATCATCGTCTACTTGGATTCTTATGGTTTCCACACCGAGAAATCGCAAATCACCAGCTAATTTTTCAGCTTGTGAGATTGCTTGTGATTCATTATCAAAGACAACAAATACTCGCTTAAATCTCCTTGAGATTTCCAGTAATTGATATCTTGTGTACTTTATTCCTGATACGGCAAACGCCTTCTTTCCGAGTTTCCAAACATCTATCGGACCTTCCACGCATATACCTTCCATTCCCCACAATCGTTCATCACCATAGAGTATATGTTTATGATGAATTAACTCTCTGTTAGTTGGACATGCTTTATATTTTGCTGGTGATTTCCCAGTAATATCACGTGATTGAAATGATACTTGTTGTCTTTTCCATATGTATGGAATTATTATTCTATGTTTATAATCGGAATTATCTAATTTGCTTACCGGACCCGTTCCTAACAAATTCCACTCTCTCTCCAGTTTATCAGGATCAAACCCCCTTTTTTCCAAGTACTTCTTATGTTGACGAGATAATGGACCTGCTCCTGATGGTAATTTGTGTTCATTCCTTTGTTCTATTAGCTCTATCTTCTCGTTCTTTGGAATGTACATTCCATAACTGGATACTATCCTCTTAGCTTCCTGAACGGAAGTTCCTATCAATTTCGCTATGGTTGGAATAACAGGATGCCATCCGCACCGCCAACAAGTAAAGAAGTTTCCTTTAAGATTATACCCCAAATGATAACCAGGATTCCCGGTACAAAATGGACATTCCGTATTTACCCAACCTGGACGACAATGTTTATGTCCTTCTGTTTTGTAATTTACTCCGTAATCTTGGTATAATCTTATTATATCCATAATTCTTGTAGGACTTCCTTGGTTTTAGTAAATGACCATCCTTTCTTTAGCATTACTTCGTAAATCTTTTTTGTGATTTCCTTCTTTGATAAATTAATAAACTCTCCTATATTCTCAGCTATTGAGTTTAATATCTCTGTGGTTTCGATTGAAATTTGAGGCGAATATGACTCTAATTCCCAATCTACTACTTCTATTTTCCTAAATTCCATTTCTTTTCGTAGGTACTTTTTTAATCTACTTGATATAGTGATCCATAAGAATGATGAAAACTTTCCTTTCTTCGGATCATATTTCTCTTTAGCTTCCAAATAACCAAAGAAAGCTTCTTGAAATAGATCATTCCAATCCACCCCTGTGGTTTTATAGAATGACCAGGTTATTTTTTGAATTAGTTTAAGGTAGTTCTTATAATCATTCATAGACTTTTATAATATGAGCTCTTCCTATAAACCAAAGTTCATCGTTTTCATCGTCTATTGGAAGGAAAAATTTGCTTTTATCAACAACTTCTTTTCCGTTAGTAATCCTCTTCCATCCGATGAATCCTGAGATTACCTTTACTATAGCTGCTCCAGCGGTATCATACCCGACTATTATTCCTATACCGACTGTTGGATTATCGGTCCATGGAAATTGATAGAATTTAACTTTCTTTCCGATAAATTTTTTAACATTCCTCTTGGTGAAGGTTTGATATTCCTTCTTTTCCCTTATTCTCTTTTTCATAATTTGATTATTTACTTCTGTGTTTAGATTTTTCGAAACTATGAGTTTTTATATTCTCGCCTTATTTCTTTTATAATATTCCCCAACATTGAGTGAAAGAATATTAAAACAAGACTCTCTTCTAATCCATATTCAGTTAACCAATATTCGTATAGGGCACTTTTTTTACTAAATTTCTCTTCTCCGTCCTTTATTTTTTGAAAGGCGAGGATGGCTGCATCCATTGGATTTTTGAACATAGCACTGAGGAACATCTTCTCTTCATGATTAAATGAGAATTTTAATTCTTTTTCAGTTACTCTACTCGGATCACCTGTTAAAAGCAGGAGTGAGAATAATTTCTTGTTTTTATCGGACATTTCGTAGGCTTCAAAAGCTCCTGCAGTTACTATAAAGAATACTTGTTCTTCCGGTGGGAATTCCGAGAGAACGACTTCAGTGATCTTTGATAACTCTGGTCCGATATTGTTTTCTCTAAGGTCTTGTATTTTTTTAAGGAAGACCTTCTTGTCAACTCCGATACTTTCTTCAAAAGAATCGGCATTGTGATTGAATTTGATTGTTGTTTTCATGATGTTTAATTTTTTAATTTAATTATTTCGTCGTCTTTGTCTCTCTTAATAGGTTTCTTAAGAAAAACTTTTGCGTCTCTTCTGCGACTGCTGTATTCTACAGCATACCGGGAGGTACCTTTATAGTACCCCCTTAGACGCCTGTTGTAGATAATGTATTTCATGATTTTATGATTTTCTGTTTTTCGATACTTTAGGAGAAATCCCATAAAACCTTCTCCCGATGGTTTGTTGATCTCCTAAAGAGAGATGACAAAGTCTTTCTCCAGTTTCCTTGTCTTTCCATTTGCTTATGAAAAGACAATAAGTATATCCCACCTTCCTGGTTCCCCAGCGGGACAGAAGATCGGAGAAAAACCCAGTACACTGAGCATTTTCTAACTCAATGTAATCTCCTTTATTAGGAAGGGTTTCCACCCACGGCTGGACTTCATCAGCGGAGTAGTTATATTTTCGTCGATATCTATTAGTTTCAACAATAGAGAGTATTATGCTCTCCTTGTCGAGTTGGTTAACTACTTTGTACAGCTTCTTCCTTTCTTTTTGGAAGAAGGAGATTGTTTCAGTGGCAGCATCATCTCTGGAATTCCCTCCAATGTGCCATTCTGTGACTTCTTCTGGAGGGACATTCTCTTTGTAATCGTAGATTGTAACGATGGTGTCATTGATTTTTAAGCACCATTCTACTTGGATTTTGCCGTCCGGAGATCTCCCATAGTTGGGTTCTCCGAAGACTTTCACGAGTTCTTTGTAAGAGGCATACAGGTATCCCTGGAGGTATGTTCCAGAAACATCTTTCCTTGTGATTTTTGAGATTGTTGTTTTCATGATTGTAGGATTTTAAGTGATTTATTCTTCATTCTCGTCTTCAGTAGTATAAGCAATTAGAGTTTGTAGTAAGTGATCATAATCACCGGACATGCATTCATTAAGGACTGTGTTTACTTCTTCTTCACTCCACCCTTGTTTAAGAGCATTCTTGCGGAATGTTGCCATTAAGGAAAAAGCATTACCATCCAGACCTACGAGGGTCATCGAAACTTTTTTGTTGATTGTTGTTTTCATAGTTTTAAGTATTTATGGTTGAACATCATATTCTTCTTCGAAATCCTGCTTAAATTCTTTTTTATATTGATCTAATAACTCTCTTAAAAGCGAATCTCTTTCTGGTTCCTTCCCATCTAATACCTGATCTAATACTTTCCTTTTGTTGTCTATAATACCTGCTATTCTCTCTTCTATTGTTCCTACGGCTAATAGATAATATATGTTTACCGATTCTCTTTGACCTATCCTATGAACTCTATCTTCAGCTTGAATTAATTCTCCCGGAGTCCATGGTAATTCAATAAAAACTACTGTCGAAGAAGCTGTGAGGGTTATGCCTACTCCGGCAGCTCTAATATTTCCGATAAATAATTTTATCTTTGCGTCATTTTGAAATCTATCTATGGCTTCTTGTCTTTTTTTTCCTGACACTGATCCATCTACTTTAACCGCTATATCGCCAAATACTCCCATTAAATAATCAATGACATGCCGGTGTATGGCAAATACGACCAGTTTGTCTTCGATCTGTAAAAAATCTTTGATCCACTCTATTACCTGATCTATTTTCCCTTTTACAGCTAATTGTTTTAATCCCTCGATAGATGATAGAGCTGATGTATTTCTTATCTTCTTTGCGGCTTCTCTTCCTTTGGTTTGGTATATAAATCTTACAAAATCTATTTCTGCTGATTCATATTCTTTTTTATTCTTTAACTCTATTGGAATGAACGATCTTATCTTTTCTGGTAATTCCTTTAATACATCTGTTTTTAATCTTCTTATCATTACCGACGATTTCAATAAATGGTGAAGTTCATCAGTATGGGAAGCTCCTGAGAAATCCCAACCAAAACCATTATGTTTTGCTCCGCAGTAACGATGAGCATATTTCCAATAACTTGGAAATAGGTCAGGTGCTATCAGTTTAAGAGCATTGAAAGCTTCTATGGGTCGATTTAGTATTGGAGTCCCCGAAAGAGTAATTATATGAGGGATTCTTCTGCCTAATCTCATTATTGATTTTGTTCTTCTTGCTGAAGGATTCTTAAAATAATGACACTCATCAGCAATCAATACTTGTGGTCTTGTTTTACTGAGAGTACTTTCCCAATGAGTCAATATATCGTAATTTATTATCAAAGTATCGCCAGTCGGTTCCCATGGAAATACTCCTGATAGTATTTCTATATCTCTTCCTTCGGTAAATTTTTCTATTTCTTTTTTCCAATTCAGCTTTAATGATGCCGGACACACGATTAGTACCGGAGTCAATTCCGGATGCATCTGAATCCATGCTATACTCTGGATTGTTTTTCCCAAACCCATGTCATCAGCAATAAGAGCCTTACCATTATTGGCTTCTACAAAAGCTACTCCGTCTTTCTGAAATGGATATAACTCTCCTTTGAATCTCGATATTTTTAGTTTGTCTCTCTTCCTGTTTTCGAGTACTTCTCTTATTCTTTCGTCCAGTTCAAATCCCCATTCTTTTAGAAGATGAATCGTTTTTGGATATATTGGAACAGTCCAGTATTTTTCCTGGCTGTAGTATTTTCTACCCGGTAATGATCTTACTTTATCTAACAGATCAAATGAAAACTTAAATGTGAGCTTTATTAAATCTCCTTCTATATAAATAGCTTTGTTCACTTTCTTCAACTTCTTTTTTCTATGGTATATATAATGATCTTTTGGTTTCTCGATTTCTTTTTTCTCATCCCATATTTTCTTTATCCACTCTTTCCTGATCCACCGATCTACATTGTTACCATTCCATAAATAATACCCCACGCTTGACTCTTCCAGGAGGATCGCTGAGAATACTTGTGGGATATTTTGTTCTTCAGCGATCCTTTTCTTTAATTTATAATTTTTACTCCTCATCTACCTCAATATGCCATCCTTCTCCACTGTCATAATCAGGTCTGAAAGTTACAACAAATGGAATTCTTTTTCTGGTTACAAGTTCAATTTTTTCCATTTCTTCTTCACAAGCTCGACAGTCTTTTTTTATGTTTTTCCTGATAAATTTATTGAGTTGTTTAATAAATTGTTCCTTTTTCATCGTTTTAATTCTTTTGATCATCAAAGATGTAGATTTGTTCAATAATATCAATAAATTTCCAAATATGATCCGCTGGAATTAACAGATCATCCTCATAGGAAATCCAGGTTTTGTTTATCCGGTATAGAATGGCTTCATTCTTCCCGGTTACCTTTATTCCTGGTACTATCGCTTCGTTATGTCTTTTTTCAAAATATCTAAATGAATAGACCGAGTTCTCACATTTTATTGTCATAGTTTCTCATCTTTTTATAAAGATAATCAGGACATTTTTATGACCCAAATTTTTTCTCGAAATTTTTAATTTTTTTAATTAAGAAATGAATGAGTCTTTTCTATTACAAATGGATGAAAGCCGAGCAGTACTCCAAGCAGGTACAAGGAGTAAACATCATTTCCATTATCTTCCTCTTTTAGAATTAATTCTATTATTTTTGACCACCTCGTTTGGTAGTTAGCTCCGTACAGATAAACCATGTCGTTGGATATCTTCCTTAACTTCTGTTCTAATACGTTTCTTATCTTTGGATTTTCACTGAATCTCAGCATACCCAAGGTAAGAACTGACGATATTCTCGTTTCCTCCGGTATGAGTGATATTTTCAGTAAAGAATCACTAATCTCGTTATCACTCTTGCCGTTAGAGGAATTCAATTCCATGGAGAGTAATACTCCTATTTTCGTTTTCCCTACTTTTGATGGTAGGTAACGTTCCAATGGTTTGTCATTTATAAAAATAGCTCTCTCAAGAGAATGAGAGTCATGGTCAAATGTTATTTTTATTTCCATGATTTTATAATATTACGGTTAAACAAAAAGAAAGGGGGAATTTTCCCCTTTCTTTACTTTCCTATCGAGCCAAGCAGGATGAAGGCGGAGAAAATGGTTTCGTCACTCTCTCCCACCTTTAATATATCTTCTACCACTTTTGATAATGGTGAAAGATATTCTCCATTATCATTCTTTAGAAAAAATCCTTTCTCCCACGAACCAACTTTTAAGAGAGTCTCCTCGTAATTCTCTCCCCACACGGCTTCATTTAAGTTCCTTTTTGAGTGATCGAATTCAAACTCGATCACTGGTTCTCTTTCTTTCCCGTCTTCCGGTGCTTGTGATGCCATGAGGGCAACCTTTCCAAGTTTGTTAAACATATTCAATCCAAGTAATAAGGGAATCAACACTTCTCTCACGGATTTGATCTCTTTTGATTTGAATTCGGAAAACGCTTTTTCAACAACCTCCGAGTTAGTAGAGCTCTCTAAGTCCATCTCTTTCAATTTTTCCAAAACTTCAAATTGAACGTTTTTATCAACTCCGATGGCTTCATGAAAGCTACTTGCGGAATGATTAAATTTGATTAAATGTTTCATTTTACTTTGTTTTTCGAGAGTTAATAAACTTTTCTAAATCGTGAATTTCTTCCCGTATTTCTTTTCGGGAAAAGTCTCCTGCAGCGATCCTCTTAGGATCACAGAGGAGGTCCTTCAGAAAATTTATTCTTTCCTGAAGCTTTTTTAATTCATTTTCTTGTTCTTTCGTCATAGGCATTTGTTTTTTGGGTTAGACATTAAATATAATGAAAAAAAATTCCTTTTGATCTGAGCGACTTTCACCCCCGATCCAATATAGACCATTACTCCACCCGTAAAAGTCCATCAGATTAAAATGTACGGGCGAATTTTGGGGTGTTTTTTATGTTTTTATATCAAGTCCAAAACAAATAATCATGCTTTATTCTTAGACATTGACCCGGGTCAACTCGGTGATCCGGGTTTCGACCTAATCAGGTCTCATCAGAATGTCTACTTCTTAACAGGAGTGTACTTTCCGGTCTCTTTATCTCGTTGCACAGGCATTCCGAGCTTGCTGAGCCAGAGACGTACTACTCTCTTGTTTTTCTCAAGATCGGCGTCGATCCCTCTCCTGACAATTTCCTTTGCAATCTGGTTGACGGTAGCTCCATCACCTTTTGAGATCAATTCAATCACCACGGACTTTTTTGTAACCCGGGGTTTTTTCTCAGTTTCCTGAGCTTCCCTGGTAGTTTTCCCTTCCTTGGGGTTTACTACAGCTGCTTGAATAGTTTCCACAGTTTCCATAACTTAAAAATTTTTTGAGTTAGACATTGACCGGGGTTATCCCGTAATCCCGGTTTCGTCCTTTTGGATTCATCAGAATGTCAATGAACTCATTTGTTCCTGATCTAAAGATCACTATAAATATATGATGTCATTTTGGTAATGGCAAGGAAATCGGAGAAAAATTTGACCCTGACCCCCTAATTTATAATGAATCTAAATAACGGAGTCGATAATTTCATACCAAACATCTCTTCCTCCTCCTTCAATGTCGATCTCTACATAATACATCTGAGCTCCATTTGGAACCATTGGAATTGTGATGAGTCCCCATGATCCGAATTCTGCTACAGCATAAGGAGTTTCCAATGCCGGCCACACTTTATAAAGCTCTTCCACTTCCTTGTCGGAGAGCTTTTTCATTCGAAAAGAGAGAGTCTTTATTGTTTCCATTCTTTTCAATTCTTCCCAACCATCGTCTGATTCTCCACCTGCTAATGGTTCAGTCGGTGGGAGATTTTCCGGATTCGGGATCGGGAGTAGCATTATCTTCCCATTCTGGGAAATAACCTTCATTGGATTACTTGTACGTCGATCCCATTCTCGATGAAATACGAGCATTCCTGGTTTTAAGTCTTTTGTTTTCATGATTTTATAATTTAATTCTTTTATAATTATTTGCTTTTAGGGTTAACATCAACAAAGAAATGCACATACCTTCCGAGTTCCGAAGGCATGTAGAATTCAAAATTGTATAAGTGAGTCTCGAAGTCGATTCCGTCTCCATTTGAAATTTCCAATGGAGCCTGCCAAACGTTATTGAAGATCATGTTACTCGGATGGAGTAACACAGGTCTCCCTTGATCATAGAGTTTCCTGGCGGTTCTCCGATTTACCTGCTTAAACCGCCTTCCCGGATACGCGGGATGAGTTAATATTTGATCTTTGTATACCATAATTAGAATGTTTTGGTTAGACATTGTGGTTAGGGAGGGAATCGAACCCTCCTAAATCCTCCTCATGGACCAACCTACTTATGGAATGATATAAGTACTCTACACGATCCTCCTTCCAAAATATTGAGTTCATCATCTTCCATTGCTGTGTAGTAATAGGAGCGAGGATAAACATCATGGAGGAGTTCGTTTATATCCAGTTCAGCTCCCTCGAGTGTTTCATTGCTCATCCCGGCATATAGAAGATCATCAAACTGATCCAATTTTTCGTTGTCTTTTTGTTTACACATGTCTGGCATGCAGTGAATTGTTGCTTTCATGATTGTAATTGTTTTTTGAGTTTAACAATGGTTACTTGATTTTATTGATTTAGTTAAAATAGAATTTTCCATCTTCTATCCAAAATGCTCCCTCAAATATATCATAAGGAAGAGGAAGAATTTCAGATAATGATGATAATGCCAGTTCAAACACCTCCGCCCAATTCGTAATTGGAGCAATTATTGTTCCTTTCCCTTCTCTCTTCTCATTATCGGGATTTCCTTTTAGGTTATCCCTTATAGCCTTTTCTCCGAGTTCCAGGAGTTCGTCCGGAACATTTTCGACTACGACTTCCCTTACCCCATTTAGATTCACAGAGGAGACTTTCCAAGACATCATCATAATGTCTTCATATTCCCTCAGATATTGATCTCCTCCACGAATGATTTGATCAGTCTCATCAAGAGACTTATCTTTCGGCATTCCCGGGTTACACGAGCGATAAATAGCATTCTGTCGTAATAAGAATGCTCTTTTTACCAGAGCTTCAGTCGCCGAGATCATATATCCCTCGACTTCTTCCCGATATTCATCGGCGTTTGATTTTGATAATTCTTCTAAAGTTTTCATGATTAATTAATTTTATAAAGTTAGACATTGAAATTTATTATATCTTTTAATCCAATATTAAAGATCAGGAGAAATCCGGGAAAATCCAAAGAAATAATTGAATTTTTTTGGGAGTTTCAAAAGATTTAATTCACAACTTTCTTTCCCGTAATTTCCTGGGCATTCCTGAGTTTCAAAAAAGATAATTGATAGGATTTATTTCTGTAGTTTCATAAAGATATAAAATGATAAAAAAAATAGGGGGATCATTTTTGATCCCCCTATTAATCAGATTGATGCAATCATAATCATCAAAGATATGACTGCAATTACAAACATTGCCAATCCAAACAATCTATTCATATCTGCTTTTCTTTCCATGGTTTTCATAATTGATAAATTTTTAAGATTAATCAAAATATTCTTCTTTATCCAAGATTTTCATATCTTCCAATAATTCATCCGATAACACCCGGGTGACTTCTGAAAGTGCTCTGATGATATTTATTTCATCATAGACATCATCATAATCTGATTCCAAAGCCTCAAGGATTTTAATTTTATAATAATCCACGGGCATTTCCTTTTTTTCATAATCTTTCCTGGCTTTCATTAAAGCCTCTTTTAACGGACTTTTCATGATTAATAAATTTTTATAAAGTTAGACAAAAGTTTCCGGGATTGATCCTTGATTCCCGGATTTCATCCCCTATCCCGGATTGATCCTGATCCGATCGGGAATCCGGAGAAATTGATGAAATCCCGGAATATTATATCAATCCCATTTATCCCATATCAAAATATCAAAGATCGTATCCCATGAAATCCTGATATCCTGATTTGGATCAGGATCATAGGGGGTCTTTAGGGATATCTTAGATATCCCCATAAAAAAGGATAATAAGGATAAGATTATAAAATCTTATCCTTTTATAAAATCATAAAATTTTTATCCTTTATGATTTTTTTGATAATCCGGATGATCAGGATTATTGGGATCATCAGGATCAGGATAATATCGATCCCCTATCCTTATAATCCGATATCCTAATTTTGATATCCATAATCGGGATACCCTGATATTTTTATCCAGATCATCATCAATCCCTAATTTTTTGATCATTAATCCCATATCTTTAAGGGATGATCCCCCAGGATATCGGATCATCATCTCGATAATTGATTTTTTGGATATCCTAATAATAGATTTATTAGGATTTAATGATTTGATGGATTTTATCAGATCATCAATGATCTGATTTTTATCCATTTGATCCTGGGATTGATCTTTAATCCCAGGATCGGATTTGATTTTTTGATCCATAATTGATAAATTTTGATTAATAAATAATTTTATCAATATAAAGATCAGGATATATTTTTATAAAAAAAATGATTTTTATCATATTTTGATAATTTATAATCAATCTAAATAAAAATAAATCCATCCTTATCTAAATCAAATCTAAATAAAAATAAGGATCATCTTATCCTTATTTAGATTGATTAAAGATAGGGATATGGTATATTAAAATATCTAAATAGATAGATATATTGATAGATAGATATGTGAATATTTGGATAAAAAATAATCTGATCCATCCATCCGGGATCAATCATATTTACTTATTATCATATATAAATAGATAAATATTTATCTATCAAGGGATTAAAGATCATATCAAATTATCAATATATCTATCTATTTAGATAATTTGATATGGGATGATCATATCTAATTATTATCATATATAGATACGTAGGTATTTGGGGGATGGGGGATAAATGGGGGGTGGAACGACCCCTCCACAAACCAGACGTACCATTTTGGAAAATTCTAAAACTTTGGAAAATTCCAAAATCGGGTATACTATTTTACACACTCTATTCCATATTCTGACTTGGAACCTTCCAAAATCTCTTATAAAAGATATTACGGGAAAATATAGGTTGGAATTTTCCAAGAGTCTTTAATATACTTATCCTATGATTTATACTCTTATGTTTCTTATGTATGAGTGATTTTTAGGGCGGTATAATCGACTTTTATAGGTTGGGTAATATCTGATATTGGAGTAGGGAGTGGAATTTTTTATATGGAGAGGAATATGATTATATAAGAATTTTGTATTATTTGGGTAATTTTTAAGTGAAAGTTCATAGTTATTAACCAGTGTATCGGTTTTGTTTTTTATATATAAGGAGAAGTCAGGAATGGGAATTTTTTGGAATTTTTTGGAATGATTGATACTGGTTTGTTCCAAAAAATTTAGGTGGGGTGTGTGATTTTGGAATTTTCTTGTTTTTTGGTTTGTACAAATTTGACGTTTTTGTTTTGGAATTTGGTAAAAGTGGTTATAAAGATGATAATAAAGTTGTGTTATTTGGAATTTTCCCAATAAACATCATATGAACAGGTGGTTAATAAAGTGAATATCGGTTTTGGTAGTGGTTGGAATTTATTTTATTTGAATGTAAATTTAGGACCTTGTTTTGAAATACTTATTTTTTTATTATATGAAAGACTCCAAAATAGACATAGGAGTGAAAGTTACAAAAATCTTTAATGATAGTAAGAGACCGGATGAGGGTGTAATTGGTTTGGAAGATATTAAGTTATCCGGTAAAAGTGGGGTTTTTAAGTCAAAGTGGACAGAGGATCGTCCGGAACAGGTGTATCGGTTGGCTTTGCTCGGAGCTACTGAAGAGGAGATGGCTAAGATTATCGGAGTCAGTTATTCGACCATCCAAATGTGGAAAAAGGATAAAAAAGAGTTTAGGGAAGCTCTACAAATGGGTAAGATGGAAGCGGATTCCAATGTTGCAGAAGCTCTTTATAAGCGGGCGGTCGGATTTGAAAAGGAGATTGAACAGGTGGTGAAAACAAAATATGGAGTTGAAGTGGTTAAGGTAAAGAAATACTTTCCACCGGATTCCTGGGCGGCTATGAAATGGTTGTCAATGCGTCAGCGGGGACGTTGGACGGATGTGCAGAGAACAGAAATAACCGAAAAGAGATTGTCGGTGACAAATATTGATTTTTCCAAAATGACTACAGAAGAATTAAAAATGTTAAAGAGGATAGGATTAAAACAATTGGAGGAACATGTCGACCCAAATTGATATACCGGATGTAAAGTTGACCGGATTACCGTCTGATGATAAGTCTGATCTTCTTTTGAAGGCTATTCAGAATCCGGTGGCTATTGATAGGGAACTCAATAATCGTTCTCTTTATCATTTTCTTCAATATTTTTGGGATCAGGTTTCTCCTCATGAATTTCAGGGGAATTGGCATATTGAATATCTATGCAGGGAATTGGAAAAGATAGCTGAGAGAGTCGCTGAGAGGAAACCGAGGGAGTACGATCTTGTTATAAATGTTCCGCCAGGTAGTACAAAAACGATTACTTGTTCGATAATGTTTCCTGTGTGGTGTTGGACAAAGTGGTCATGGATGCGATTTATTACAGCTTCATACTCATCTGTTTTATCATTGGAGTCCGCGGAATATTCCAGGGATTTGATTCGTTCCAAACCTTTTCAGGATATGTACCCGGAGATTTCCATAAGGGAGGATAAAGATACAAAATCGAATTTCCGTATTATTATTAAAAAGGAGACTTCTCCGGGACGGAGACCAAAGTTGATTCAGGGGGGTAATCGTTACTCCACATCAGTGGGAGGTACTTTAACTGGGTTTCATGGTGATATTTTGATTGTTGATGATCCGCTTAACCCACAACAGTCGGCATCTGAAATTGAGTTGGCTAATGCCAACCGTTGGATGGAACAGACTCTCCCTACGAGAAAAACTGATAAAGCGGTCACTCCGACAATATTGATTATGCAGAGATTGCATCAGAATGATCCTGCGGGTCATCTATTGGATAAGAGGAAGGAAAATATAAAACATATATGTCTTCCTGGGGAAATAAGAAGGTTTAAGAAAAAGGTATCTCCGGCGCATCTTGTAAAGAATTATAAGAATGACCTATTGGACCCGACGAGAATGCCCTGGTCGGTATTGAATGATTTAGAGGCTGATCTTGGTCAATATGGATATGCCGGACAGATCGGTCAGGATCCAACTCCTCCAGGTGGAGGTATGTTTAAAGTTAGTAATTTTATGATAGTGGATACTTCTCCAAACGAGTCTCATATCGTTTCTACTATAAGGTATTGGGATAAAGCAGCTACACAAGATGGTGGAGCTTATACTGTTGGGGTGAAAATGAGTCTTTTGTTGAATGGAAAGTTTTTGGTGAGGGATGTAAAGAGGGGACAATGGAATAGCAGTGATAGAGAAGAGATCATACGATCTACTGCTGAGGTTGATGGAGTAAATACAATAGTTTGGATAGAACAGGAACCGGGATCGGGTGGGAAGGATTCAGCTGAAGCTACAATAAGGAATCTTGCCGGATTCTCTTGTTATGCTGAGAGACCTACCGGTGATAAAGTATTTAGAGCTGATCCATATTCTGTTCAGGTAAATAATGGGAATGTTTTATTACTAAGGGGGGTGTGGAATAGGGATTTTATGGAGGAACATAGATTTTTTCCATATTCGACTTATAAAGATCAGGTTGATGCGGCGAGTGGAGCTTTCAACAAATTAACTTCTGTTAGAAGAGTAAGGAGAATAACATAAATAAAAATGAGAAAAAATAAGACCATACAAGCGTTAGAAGAGAAAGTACAAGCCTTGTCTATGTTGGTAACAAGGGCTTCCCTGATGTCTAAATTGGGGAAACAGTATGGTGGAGATAGAGAGATTTACAAAGCTCTCGGTTATCCATCTACGGAGATTACCTTCTCTGATTATTATGCAAAGTATTTGAGACAAGATATAGCGAAGGCAATAATTGATCGTCCGGTAAAAGCGACATGGCAGGGAAGTATAGAGTTAATTGAGACTAATGATGAAAAAAGGACAACTTTTGAAAAAGATTGGATTAATTTATTTCGTGACTTTGGTTTGAAATCGGTATTATCGAGGGTTGATCGTTTGGCAGGAATAGGTAAGTACGGGGTTCTATTGTTGGGATTTGATGATACTCCTACAATTGAGGATTTCTCGAAGCCGGTGAAGTCCGGAAAAAGGAAGTTGTTCTATATAAAACCTTTTAGTGAGGAGTCTGCTAAGATAAATTCGTACGTTAGTGATAATAAAGATAAGAGATACGGTTTGCCTGAATTTTATGACATAGTTACAACTGATCCGGCTTCTAACAATACAAGAACAGTGAAGGTTCATCATTCTCGGGTTATTCACGTAGTGGAGGATGTTTTGGAATCGGAAGTAGAAGGTATTCCAAAGTTACAAGCAGTGTATAATCGGTTGATGGATTTGGAAAAATTGGTTGGTGGTGATGCTGAGATGTTTTGGAGGGGAGCACGACCTGGATATCAGGGAAAAATACTTCCAAATTATCAGATGACTTCAAAGACTGAACAGGATTTGAAGGATCAGATTGATGAGTATGAAAATAATTTGAGAAGGATATTGGTAAATGAGGGATTGGAACTGGAATCTCTTGCTCAACAAATAGCTGATCCGGCTAACCATGTTAACATTCAGATTCAGATGATATCAGCTGTTACTGGGATTCCACAAAGGATATTGCTTGGTAGTGAACGTGGAGAGCTGGCTTCTTCAGAGGATCGTGGAGAGTGGATGATGTTTATTCAGGCAAGGAGAGAGGATCATGTGGAACCTCATATTTTGAGACCGTTGGTTGATAAACTTATAAAACATGGAGTTCTTCCAGAACCTTCTGATGGATATACTATAAAATGGGATGATCTCTATTCCATGAGTGAGAAAGCGAGAGTTGATATTGGGAAAGCGAGGGCTACTGCTCTGAGGGAGTATACTCTTAATCCTATGGCAGAAGCTATTATTCCGCCGAGTACATTTATGCAATTTTTCCTTGGGTTGACTTCTGATCAGATTGAATTAATTAATAAAATGAGAGATGCGGAGATTGCAGAAGAGGAATTGACTCAAGCTATAGTTGATAGAATGAAGGGACAGGCAACAAATCCTGATGGTAAGGTCCAAAAAGAATTAGATAGGAGTATGGTAAGATGATTGAGGTAGAAACATATCAACGTTCTTATGATCATGTTTGTACGTTTGCTGATTATTCGAGATATGATCCTACGAGAACTCTATCTTTGAGAAATGCCTTCGCTCGGGCTATGCGAAGGAGATTTCGTGGGATATCATCGTTAATAAGGAAGTCAGTTGATGAGGAAGATGTATTTGGACTGAAGAAACCATCTGTTTATCAAACTCCGGGTAATAGGGCATTTGCTTTTCTTACTACGGAAGAGCAAATAGAGGCTTTTATGAGCTGGATTAGGGAGGAGATTAAGAAAGGAATATTGGAGATAATCGAGATGGAGCAATTAGGTCGTCCTTTGATGGGAGCGTGGACTGATCTTTATGTTTTGGATGCTTACAAAAGAGGTATTGCCAGGGCAAGGACTGAGATGAGGGCTGCCGGGTATGATGTTCCGTCTTTGGAGGAGACAGGGGGAATAACCGCTTCCATGAGTACTCCTTTTCATATGGATAGAGTCGGAATTCTTTTTACTCGGGTTTTTACTGATCTTGTTGGTGTTACAGAGGCTATGGCTTCTCAGATTGCTCGTGTTTTGGCAGAGGGTATGATTCAGGGGGATGGAGCAAGATTGATAGCGAGGAAATTGGTTGCTACTATTGAAGGGGTTGGAATGGGAAAGTTGGGTATAACTGATACTTTGGGGAGATTCATTCCAGCTATGAGAAGGGCGGAAATGATTGCCCGAACTGAGTTAATAAGAGCGTATCATTTGGCAAATGTTCAGGAAATGAGAAATTGGGGAGTTGTTGGGGTCAAAGTCAGAGCGGAGTTCTCTACGGCTGGTGATGATAGGGTTTGTGATATTTGTGCTCGGTTGGAAGGTAAAATATATACGTTAGATGAAATTGAACCGATGATTCCTGTTCATCCGATGTGTAGATGCGTTGCTCTGCCTGTATTGGAAAGAGATGTAAAAACAATTAAATAATAAAGTCATGGCTATTGGGCATAATTCAGAATTAGTAAAAAAGTTATTTGAGTTATTTGGTATTGATAAGATACCAAAAGTGTTTTCTGTACACATTGATATTACCGTTGGTAATCCAGTGATCCTTAAAATACAAAGTTATGCTACAGATGAGAATGGAGAATTAATAATGGATACTGATGAAGATGGAAATAAGATTCTTCGAAAAGAAATAGGACATTACCGGTTGGTAAAAATAGATGATAAAATATGAAAAACGAAATAATAGGAGGAATTAAAAATGCCGTGGACTGTAAAAGATGTTGATCGACATATGAAAGGGCTCACTGATAAACAGAAGAGAAGGTGGGTTAACATAGCTAACTCTGTTCGTAAGAAATGTTTAGCTGATGGAGGAAGTGAAAAGGAATGTGATGCTAAAGCAGTCAAATATGCTAATGGGGTTTTGAGTGCTAATATTGGAATTATGGAAGATGTTTTTTTAACTATGGATTCCGATCCGTTTGCTCAAGGATATGAAGCGGAGGAGAGAACTCTCAATGGTAGAGATTATTTGGTGGTTCCTGTTGTGATGATTAAGGAGGGAGTTCATGTTGGTAGTGCTGGGGCAGTATTGCATCTTGCCGAGGAACTTGGGGAAGTTGTGGAAGCTTGGAATGGAATACCTATTGTATTGAATCATCCAAAGGATGATGGTGATTCCTTTATTTCCGCAAACTCTCCGGAGGTTTTGGAGGAGTATGAAATTGGAAGGGTATTCAATGCTCAATTAGAGGGATCAAGGTTGAAAGCGGAGGCTTGGTTAGATATTGAACGTTTGGAAGTTGTTTCTCCTGACTTGTTAGATTCCGTAAAGAATGGGGAAATGATAGAAGTTTCTGTTGGAGTGTTTTCAGATAATGAAGAAGTGGAAGGAGAGTGGAATGGGGAAAAATATAATTACATCGCTAAGAATTACAGACCTGATCATCTGGCTTTATTACCCGGTCTTGTGGGAGCATGTTCCATAGACGATGGTTGTGGAATAAGAGTGAATCAGGGAATTGAAGATGAGTTACTTGTGAATGTTCAATATATTACCAACGCTCTTAAATATAGTGGGACTGAAACCACAAAATGGAAGGCTCCATCATTAGGTGATTTTGGAGTTGATAAACAGTGGGATGAGTTGAGTTCTAAAGAAAAAGCAAGAATAGCTTCTCACTATCTTATAGGATCGAGTTCTGCTAAGACTTTTGGTGATTTGAAGTTACCCGTGGTTAATCCAAAGACTGGTAAACTTAATGAACATGCTCTTAGAGCTGTTATAAGTGGACGTGGAGCTCAGGTAAAGGGAGTGCCGGCTAATACTTTATCTGCAGCGAGGAGAAGAGCTTATAGTTTATTGAATAAAGAGTTTAATGCTAAATTAAAAGCTCCACAGGGTTTGATTGAATCAGAATTAGTATCTTTGGTGAGAAATTTGGGATATTCTGTAAATGAATTTGAGATAAATGGAGGTGTTGGATATAGAGAGATTTTGGATGCGATGTATCGTTATTTTGATACCATTAGCTCTGATATCGCTTGGTATTATCCGGAAGAAATATATGATGGAGAAGTTATTTATGCAAAGAATTCTAAGGGAGAGTCCTCTTTGTGGAAGCAATCCTATAAGTACGAAGGCGGGAAAATCGAACTTATTGGTGATCCGACACGAGTGAGGAAGTCCGTAGAATATATTTCTAATTGTCGAACTAAAAAAGAGGAGGACAGAAAAGTGAAAAAAGAAGATGGAAAAACTCCTGAAGTCGAACAGAAGGTAAGTGATCTTATTGCTAATAGCAATGGGCGATTTACTGAAGAAGACAAGGAGGTTTTAATGACTCTTGATGCTGATCTTCTCGATAAGATAGCACAACCTATTGAAATTGAGAAGAAAGTTGATGTTCTTTCTGAAGAAGACAAAAGAGCTTTGGAGGCTTATAAGAAAGAACAGAAAGAAAAGAGGGAGAAATTGATTAAAGAAATCCAGACAAATGTTGGGGAGGACAAATGGCCTACAGAAACTTTGGAAGGACTTTCTGATGATTTTCTCCTGAGATTGTATGAATCCACCAAACCGCAGGAACCTGATTTTTCCTTGGCTGGTGGAATTGGAGTGAATAGCTCTGACGAAATTTTACTCCCTCCTGGAGTAGAAGTTGAACAGAAGAATTAATTATAAAAATGTAAGGAGGTAAAAAAATGGCAAAAAACACGATTAAGCTGAAAAAGTACCTGGATATTGTTAATGAATATGTTGCTGCTGGAACAATCACTCCAGGTATGCTTGTCGAATTGACCAGTGCTGGGAAAGTACAAGCTCATTCCAGTGCTGGAGAACCTGTTCTTCCGATGTTTGCATTGGAAGATGAGTTACAGGGTAATGGTATTGATGATAATTACTCTGCTGACGATCAGGTGCAGGTTTGGGTAACGGTTCGTGGAGAAGAAGTTTACGCATTATTGAAAGATGGAGAGAATGTCTCTATCGGGGATTTTCTTGAAAGTGATGGAGCTGGTCACTTACAGAAGTATGCCGCTACAACGGCTACTGCTATTGAGTACCCGGCATCTATTGTGGCGGTGGCTTTGGAGGCTGTTGATCTGAGTAATTCCGCTGTTGCAGTGGGTAGAATCAAAGTACGTGTAATATAAGATGAAAGGAGGAATAGAAATGAATACTAATGTTGATTTTATTAGTAAAGGACAAGTTCAGGGAGAAGTAGCTTCTATGTTTCAAGTTAACGGTCGTATGGACCCGGGAGCTATGAGACCGTGGATCAATCCGAAAGATGGAAGGGCTTATATTACGGTATTCAAAGGAGGTGATCCTAAGAAACCGACCAGTTATAAAGCTGTTCCTATTAATACCAATGCTACTCTCCGTAGGGATGAGTGGAAGCAATTGGATGAAGCTATTTTGAAGATTTCTGAGTCTCGACTTGGGGGTGTTCAGGATTTGGTTGCTAATGGTTTGGTATACAACCTTGGTAATGCTATGGGAACAACCGTTCTTGAATGGCATGACGTAAGTGACGCAATGGAAGCCAGTCTCACTATGGACGGGGTAACTCGTTCTCAGGGTGATCGACCGAGTTTTGGAGTTCATTACCTGCCAATTCCCATAATTCATGTTGATTATGAGATTAACGCAAGAGTGTTGGCCGCCAGTCGTTCTCTTGGTAATCCGTTGGATACTACAGCTGCTGAGAGGGCTGCCCGGAAAGTGAATGAGAAGCTGGAAGAAATGCTCTTTACCAACACTACTTACACTTTTGGTGGAGGTACTATTTATTCCTATATTAATCATCCTGATAGGAATACAGTGTCGTTGAGTGCTAATTGGGATAGTTCTTCAAAGACTGCGGCTCAGATTCTTGCTGATGTAATTAGCATGAAGCAGGAATCTATCAATAACTATCATTATGGACCATGGATGTTGTACATTCCTACGGCATATGAAACCATATTGGATGAGGATTACGATACAACCACTCCAGGCACTACCATCCGGGAAAGAATCTTGAAGGTTTCCGGTATCAAGGGGGTAAAGGTTATTGATACTTTGCCTGCTAATAACGTTTTGCTTGTACAAATGACTTCTGATGTGGTTCGTTTGGTTCGTGGTATGGGTATTACGAATGTTGAGTGGACTACTGAAGGAAGGTTTGTAAATAAGTATAAGGTTCTTACTATTCAGGTTCCTCAGATTCGTTCTGATCAGAATGGTAAGAGCGGAATTGTTCATCTTGCTTAATTCTTAATTTGTACTAATCATGTACAATTAAACTTTTGAGTTATGGAAAGGAATAAGAAGGTAAAATTTAAGAAAATCGGTGGTGGATCGTTACGTTTCCAGGGGAAGATTATAAAACCGAATCAGGAGTTTTGGGCTGATCCGATTGATATTCCCGAAACTTTCCGTGATATAGTTATACCGGTTGATCCTCTTGGATTGGAAAAAAAGAAGGAGACAGTAGAAGAGGTAAAGGAAGGAGAATCTTCCGTTGTTTATTCTCTAAAACATCGTGGTGGCGGTTGGTTTGATGTAATCAATTCAGAAACTGGTAAGGTTATAAATGAAAAAGCCTTACCAAAGGGAGAAGCCGAAAAACTAATAGAAAGTTTGAAATGAGATGGTATGGACGGTGCCTTCGATGTGGAAAGGAGGACAGTGTTGGATCATAGGAGGTGGTCCATCATTAGTTAGAGAATTTGAGATACCAGATCATGTAGTTGAATCGGTAAAAAACAAATCTCTACCATTGAAGGCATATTCTCCATACTTATCGTTTTTGCATGATAAACATATAATAGGAGTTAATATTTCGGCTTTTCTCGGTGATTGGGTTGATATTTTGTTCTTCGGTGATAATAGATTTTATTTGGAGAATGAGGAGAGGATAAGACAATTCAAAGGATTGAAGGTTACTTGCCATCAACGATTCTCTTCCTCTTGGACTGTAAAGTACCTTCCAAAAGATAATAGGAATGGTTTAGGAATAAGTGAGTCTCCAGGTAAGGTGAGGTGGAATGCAAATAGTGGAGCAGCTGCTATATCATTAGCGGTTCATACTGGGGTCGGTAGAATATATTTATTGGGATTTGATATGAAGCTTGATAATGTGGGATCACAACATTGGCATAGTGAATACACTCCTATTGATAAAAATGAGAGGAGAAAGGAGAGACAATTACCTTTTCATCGTCATCTCGTCGGATTTTCGAGAATTGCTGAGGATGCGAAGAGAATGGGAGTGGAGATAGTGAATGTAAACCCGGATAGTGCTATTGATGTGTTTCCTAAGGTTTCTATGAAGGAGTTAATATGAAAGTGATTTGTGTATATAAAACTGGTGGGGATTTTTCCCGGGATTATGTGACCAAATTAAAGGTTGCAGTAAAGAAAAATACTATCAAGTCTCATGAATTTATATGTCTTACTGACGATCCGGAGGTACGGAGTATATGTAAAGTAATACCGTTGAAGAATAATTTTCCTGGGTGGTGGAGTAAAATAGAATTGTTTCGTCCAGATTTGCCTGATGATAATTATCTATTCTTTGATTTGGATACGGTAGTATTTCGTAACATTGATGATATGATTGCTTTAGCTGATAATGCTCCGGGGTTTCTAATGTTGACAGGATTTAATAAAAGGTTGCCTGATCATCCGGCATCTGGAATAATGATGGGGAGGTTTCCAAAGTTGAGTTATATTTACGATGAGTTTCGGAAAGACCCGGGAGCTATTATTTATTCTCTTCGAAATGAGAAGGTTGGTATGAACGGTGATCAGGGATGGATAATTCGAAAAGTAGGTTGGGAAGTTGATAGAATACAAAATTATTTGCCGTCTGGGTATATTATTGGTAAGATGATGTGGAGACACAAAAGAGGATTGGATCGGGCTCATATAATAGCATGGTCTGGAAAACCTCGATTACACGAACAGAAAAGTTCTGAATTGGGGTTAATTTGGAATAGTTATGAAGAGAGTTAAGGGGTATGGAGAACATGATAAGTGGTTGTCTTGGTTGGGAAAGGAGACGGAGGGATTTGATGTTGCTATAGAATTTGGAGCTGGGTTCTTTAACAGATTAAATAGCGTTAATTGTCCTTTGAAAGTTGGGATTGAATTGTTTGAACCTTATATTCGAAATGCAACATGTGTCGATTGTATAAAAGTATGTGGGGATATGAGAAGGTACCGTGAGTTGTTACCTTCTTTAAGAGGAAGTAAAGTTGCGATGTTTATTGATTCGTTGGAGCATTTAAGAAAGAAGGATGCTATAGAATTGATAGGAAAAGTAAAAGAAGATTTTGATAAGATTGTATTGATGGTACCTAATGGAAATATAGAACAGCATATTGATGTAACTGGTTTTGGTAATCATAAAGGGCAGACTCATCGGAGTCGTTGGTTTGAAGATGATTTATTGAGATTAGGTTTTGATGGATTCGTTGATAATGAATTTCATAAAGATAAAAAGGATAAACGTTGTTATTTTGTAGTTTGGAGTAAATATGAAAATACTGATCACAGGAAGTAAGGGAGTAATAGGAGTTCCATTATTAAAGGCTCTTCGTGAAAGAGGGCATGAAGTGTGGGGAACTGATTTGGATCACGATTGTGACTCTCAGTATGTTCGAGCGGACGTACGTGAATATCGACAAGTGGATAGAGTACTTTCACTGGGGTTTGATATGGTTATTCATCTGGCTGCTGAGTTTGGTAGGATTAATGGAGAGGAATACTTTGAAAACTTATGGATGACGAATGTGATTGGAACAAGAAATATATTGGAATTACAAAGGATTTATCGGTTTTCTTTGATATTTGCCAGTTCTTCAGAAATATATGGGGAGCAAGTGGATGCTCATTTGAAGGAAGATTTACCGATGGCTTTTCCGGTATTACAGTTAAATGATTATGCTATTACAAAGTGGGTGAATGAATTACAGTGTATGAACTTTGAAAAAAGATACGGTTCTCGGATAATGCGATTGCGTTTTTTTAATGTGTATGGTCCTGGAGAGTATTATACTCCGTATCGTAGTGTTGTTAGTCTATTTGTATATCGGGCATTATTTAATTTACCGTATCGAGTGTATCGGAATTATTATCGCCCATTTATGTATGTAGATGATTTTATACATACAATGATCAATGCTGTTGAGTCTTTCCGGGAGAGAGAGGTAGTGAATGTAGGTGGTACAGAGGTGAGGAGCGTGGAAGAGTTGAGTGAAATTGTTTTGAAGGAGACTGGTGGTGATCCTTCTTTAGTTGAGATGGTGAAAGAAGAGGATCATAATGTAAGGAGTAAATTCCCTGATCTTTCTAAAGCAAAGAGATGGTTTGATCATTCTCCAAAAGTAAGGTTAGAGGAAGGAGTAAGGAGGACAGTTGTTTGGATGCGTCAGGTTTATGATAAAAACGGGAGATTAAGATGAAATATAGTATTCTTATGCCATATTACGATAGAGCGGATCAGTTAGCGTCGACTTTGCAATCGTTCGAAAGATTGTACGGTGGGAGGGATGATTTTGAGGTTTTTGTGATTGAAGATTTTAAGAATTTTCGTGATAAAGTGTTGCATAATAGGCTGCTTGAGGTTTTGGTTGGACATCAATCCCTCCCACTTGTACATTCTGTGTTTCCGATGTCGGTAACAAATCCTGCTCCTTTGTTTAATTGGGGATATTCACACTCCAATGGAAAATACTTGGTCTTGACCAATCCTGAATGTAGACATAAGAATGATGTACTGAGTGGGTTTGATGTTGAACTTGATGATAGTGGTGATGTATATGTGGTTGTTGCTTGTGAAGGTTTGGATAAAGATGGTAATTTTGATAGATGGTATCAACATAGTAAACATAGGAATGTAAAGTATCATTTCTGTTCATGTATATCGAGGAGTTCTTATCGAAAAGCCGGTGGATTTCCTGGGTATTTTTATGACGGATTAGCTTACGATGATGATGCTTTTTTACTGAGGGTTGAAAAATTGGGTATTCCTATCGTTGTGAGAGATGATATTGTGGTTCAACATCAATGGCATACAAAGGATAGGATTGATAGAGAATTGCTGCAATTAAATGAGAAACGCTTTAAAAGTATGATACGATGAGTAATATGCCTTCTCCAATATTGATTACTGGAGCTGCTCGGAGCGGAACTTCGATGGTTGCTGGTATAATAAACCTTTGTGGAGCGTTTGGTGGAGTGATGTCTCCTCCAAATAAAAATAATAGAAAAGGGATGTTTGAGAATGTTAAGATAAGGGATACTATAGTGAAACCGTATCTCCGTTCTATTGGAGTTGATCCGCTTGGTCAGTATCCACTCCCTGATGTTAATTCTCTTATAATTCCTCGTGATTGGAAGAAGAGGGTTGAGGGGATTATGATGGAAGAGGGGTATTCAGGTGGACCATGGATGTATAAGGGAGCTAAATCCTGTCTTATGTGGCCTATTTGGCATTATGCTTTTCCAAATGCTAAATGGATCATAGTAAGGAGAAGAACTGGTGATATTATTCAATCGTGCTTAAATACTAATTTTATGAGGGCGTTTGGACGGGAGGTATTTCGCCGGGCTGTTGGAGTGAAGACTGAGGTTGATGGATGGAAATGGTGGGTGCATCAGCACGAGAAGAGATTTGTAGAGATGATCACAGAGGGATTAAATGTGAAAGTGGTGTGGCCTCAGAGAATGGTCAATGGTGATTATTCTCAGATATATGAGACTATTGATTGGTTGGGATTAAAATGGAATAGCGAGATTTTGAATTTCATTGATCCACTATTATATAAGAGTAGAGTAAAAGAAAGATTAAATGTATAATTATGGCTTTAGTTACAGTTGATGAGGTAAAAGTAATTCTTGGTAGTACAGAGTTATCTGATAGTACCATTTTTACTTTCATAGATACAGCAGATGCTTTGATGGATAAAGTATTTGAAGGTGATACCGAATTGAGTGATGCTCTTAAAAGGGAAATACAACGGTGGTATGCTGCTCATTTGATAGCATCCGCTTTGGAGAGATTACCGAGAAGGGAAAAGATTGGTGATGCTGAAATTGATTACATAGGGACTTTTGGTAGACAATTGGAAGCGACTCCGTATGGACAAGTCGTTCTCCAGTTGGATATTACCGGAAAAATGGGTAACATAGGAAAGGCTTCGGCTTCGATGTTTGCTATACCAAATTTTGATGAGGATGACAAGTTTTAGTTTATTTTTGAGTAGGATGTATAAACAAACAGCTGTCTATTGGGGAAATCCGGTTAATGATGGTTATGGGAAGAATACTTACGATTCTCCGGTAGAGATATCTTGTCGTTGGGAAAATGTGGATCAGGTAGTTGAAGAGAATAATGTTGATGGGAGGAAGTTAGTATCCAGATCGGTTGTTTATACTGACAGTGATTTGGATGTGGAAGGAGTATTGTTTTTGGGTTGTTTGAGTGATCTCACTTCTGAGGAAAAAAGCGATCCATCGAAAAAAGAGTCAGCTTTTATTATTAAACGGGTGGAAAAATCGCCTGCTATTGGTTCCGACGATACTTATATTATAAAAGCTCATTTGACACCATTTATAACTTGGGAATGATGAGAAGAGTAGGAGGAAAAACCGGGATTAAAGGGTTAGATATAGTGATAGCTAATTTGAATAAGGCTATTAATAAAATGGAAGGAGTGACGATTGATGGTCTCATTGAATCAGCTATATTGATAAGAAGAGAAACAGAAACTACCCCACCTTTGACTCCTGTTGATCTTGGTAATTTGAGGGCGAGTTGGTTTGTGGTTGTTACCAAAAAGGGATTTGTGAAGGGGAAGAATCCCAAATTTGTTGGAAAGAAAGCCGGAGAGTATTCCAGGTTGCATTCTATGGCGGTGGAGGAATCTAAAGCTTTGATAACAAAAAATAGAAAGAAGCCTACGTTGGTAATGGGATATTCTGTTAATTATGCGGCTCCAGTTCACGAGAAGTTGGGGGCAAGGAATTGGAAAAGGGATAATTCAGGTCCAAAATGGTTTCAAAGAGCGATAGAAAATAATAAGAGAGAGATTGTAAACATAATAAGGAGTAAAATAAAAGGATTATGAACCCGGTATCGGAAGACATAAAGGATATGTTGGAAGCTGATAGTAGTCTTGGATTAGTATTTGGAACTAATCTGTTCATAGGATTACAACCCAGTACTCCTGCTAATTGTACTACTATATATGATTCTGGTGGATTTTCTCCACAACTCACTCTCGATGGTGATGGTGGATATTTCTATCCGTCTATACAGATAAGGGTGAGGAGTACAGAGTATGTTACCGGATGGTCTTTAATAAATATGATAAAGACCCTGCTCCATGGTAGAGGAAACGAGACATGGAATGGGACTTTATATACCGTGATCTACTGTTCCAGTGGACCCGCCCTACTGGATTGGGATGAGAACGGAAGAGTAAATTTTATTGTTAACTTTAATGTACAAAGGAGGTAAACTATGAGTAACGCAGTTGCTGGAGTAGGAACCAAGTTTCGTAGATGGGATTCTTCGGGGTCTTCTTGGCAGAATATTTCGGAGATAAATTCCATTACGGGACCGGGAATGTCCAGAGATACTATTGACGTTACTTCTCTCGATTCTACGGGAGGGTATCGTGAATTTATCACTGGATTTCGGAATGCGGGTACAATTACACTTTCTATGAATTTTACCCGCACTACGTACGATCTGATGAAGAGCGATTTCGAGTCTGATACTTTACAGAATTATGAAATCGTTCTACCTGATGCTGACAATACCAGTTTGGAATTTGAGGGATTGGTTACAGAATTACCATTAACCATTCCTGCTGATGATAAGATCACTGCTGATGTTACTATTCAGATTAGTGGTCAGGTCACAGTAAATTCTGGTTCTGGTAGTTGATGAATTTATCCTAATCATGGATTTAATTAATTAAAAATGAACTAATCATGGCTTTATTAGACAGAAAGAAGTTATTAAAACGAGACGATTTCCAAATAAGGAAAGTAGATTTGGGAGATGGTGATTTTGTATATGTCAGGCAGATGTCGGGTAGGGAAAGAGATCGGTTTGAACAGTCGTTGATAGTGGAGAGTAAAAACGCTGAAAGTGGATTTGAGAAGGCTTTGGATGATTTCAGAGCAAAGTTGGCGGTTGTGACCGTTTGTGATGAACAGGGAAATTTACTGTTGGAACCTTCTGATGCTTCTACTCTCAGTCAGAATATGAGCGCGGCTAAATTGGAGAAAATTGTAAGTGTTGCTCAGGAGTTGAATAAGATTACTGAGGGAGATAAGGAGGCACTCACAAAAAACTTAAGAGGCGGCCAAGCCGCCAATTCTACTTCCGCCTCTGTTTAGCGTTGGGGTACCCTCATCCTGATTATCTGCTTGATCAATTAACATCAGAACAATTGAGTGAGTGGGAAGCATACGATAGAATTGATCCGATAGGTGATTGGAGGGCTGATTTCAATTTTGCCACTCTCAAGTCATTGTTGATGAATATGAATTTGAGTATTTATCGGAAACGTGGGACTATTCCTAAATTTACGGCTCCTATTGACTTTATGCCTGATTGGAGTGGTGAATTAAGGAAAGTTGCTGTGAAGAAACAGAGCGTTGAGGAGATGAAGCAATTACTATTGGGAATGGCTCGTGTTCAGAATGAGAAGGTGGCGAAGGAAAGGAGGTTAAATGATTCAAAAAGATTACCAGCGAGTATCAGGAGAAAGAAGGAGGAAAATAAATGAATTTAGGGCAGTTAATCATAACTCTTGGAGTTGATACTAAACAACTTTATGAAGCTGAGGTAAAAGTCAGGACTATGGCAGTTTCTATGCAGGATGCTGCTGACAAAGCAGCTACCAGAATACAAACTGCTGGTAGACATATGATTAACTTCTATAGTTACGGATATCGGGCTACTCGAATGTTGACTGTCCCATTGATTGCTTTTGGTACTGTAGCTACAAAAACTTTTAAGGATTTTGAATTTTCCATGGCTAAGATAACTGGGTTGGTTGGAATAGCTGAGGAGAAGACAAAACAGTGGGGTGATGTTTTATTACAAATGGGACCTCAGGTTGCTAAGACTCCGAAGGAGTTAGGAGAGGGACTGTATTTTGTAGCATCAGCTGGGTTTAAGTCTGCTAAAGCTCTTGATATTGTTGAGTTAGCGGCGAAAGGAGCTTCTGCTGGTTTAGGGAAAACAAGTGATGTGGCTAATGTTTTAACATCTGCTCTAAATGCGTATCGTGGATCAGGGCTTACCGCTAAAAAGGCTATGGATCAGTTAATAGCCGCTGTAAGAGAGGGAAAGGCTTATCCTGAGCAGTTTGCCACGTCTTTAGGTAAAGTGCTCCCTATTGCGGCGGAATTGGGGGTATCATTCGATCAGGTTACTGGAGCTATGGCGGCTATGACTTTGCAAGGAGCATCAGCTGCTAATGCTTCTACTTACCTCGCTGGAGTATTGAGAGCAATGCTTGATCCGAGTGAACAGTCAAAAACTGCATTAGAAGATTTGGGAACTTCTATGGAGGAAATGAAAAATCTACTTGCCAAACGCGGATTGATTGCTGCTCTCATGAAGATAAATCAGTTACAAGTGGAATATGGTGATGATCTTGTATCGAGGGTGTTTCCGAGGGTGAGAGCCATTACCGGAGTATTGAGTTTGATGGGAAAGAACTATGAGTATAATTATCAGGTAATGCAGAAAGTGAGAGATGCTCAGGGTGATCTTGAAAGGGCATTGAAAGCAGCATCAACTACCTTCGAGTTTCAATGGAATGCTGCTATGTCATTGGCGAGCGTTTCTTTAATAAAATTTGGTAAGGTAATTGGGAAGGAAATAATTCCGTTGATTCGTGATTTGGCAAATATTGTTAATCGTCTTGCTGATTGGTTTTCCGCTCTTGATGATAGTACTAAAAAGTTGATAGTGAGAATTGGATTGTTAACAGCAGCATCTGGACCATTGTATCTTGTGTTGGGGTTCCTGACAAATAACATTCTTCCTAATCTGATCAGATTGTTCAAGTGGGCATTGATTCCTGTTTTGTCATTTGTGGGAAGATCGTTTGTATCAGTTGGAATAACTGTAAGTGGGATACTTGGTCCGATTGGAGCTCTTGTAGTTGCTGTTGGAGCATTGGTTGGGACTTATTCTTTATTTAAGAAGCGAGGAGAAGAGGTTGTATCAACACAGAAGGAGATAAACGAAACAATGGAGGACGCAAGCAAGATTGCTGAAGAAAGGACTAAACAGGTTAGAAGTTTCTTAAAGGATTTGGGATTAATAAAGGAGGTTCCAATAGATGTAGCTCTCAACATTTCTACCAGTGATATAAACAAACAGGTAAATAAGTTCACTCAGGTTTGGTCGAGGGCGGCTGGTAAGACTAATGTTAAAGTTCTACCTGTTATGGAACAATTGGATACTTCCGAGAGAGCTATAAAAAGGATGCATGAGCTGATTGCTAAATTACCGTTAACCACTCTCCGTTCAATGAGAGAAGTCATTGGAGAAGAGATAATCGAAATACGGAGGCAATTGAAGCAACTTGGTACTCCGCCTCGGAGTGATTTAGTTAAGTTTATGCAGGTTGATAAATTGAAGACTAAATTGGATGCTTTACTTGCTATATGGAAGGAAATAGGTGGTGAGATAGAGCGGATGCCGAGTATAGAGGATCATGCTGGAGTTGATCCGGTATTCTTACGGACGACAAAAGAATTGGAAAGGGAAATGAAAGTGATTGACGTTCGTGCTCAGTTACTTGGTGGACGATTTGATGATGTAACTGCTAAGACATCAGCATGGGAGAAAGTATTAGATATTTTGACTGATAGATTTGCTAAATCTAAGAAGGAGATACCGGGATTACGTGAAGAAATTGATAGGTTACTTAATTCTCTTGATACAGTAGAAATAACTAAATTCAATCAGGATATTGATGCGGCTACTTTGAAGTCTATTCTCTTGGGAAAATCGTTCAATATATATAATGAGATACTGCAGATACATAAAAATAGGTTAGATGAACTTATTAAGAGATATGAGAATGCAAAGAGGAAATTAGGAGAGACTAATGCGGAAACTATTAAGTTGCGTACTGAAATGGGTACTCTCTCAGAGAAAATAAAGGAGTACACCGCGGCTGCAGCCAGCGAAGAAATGCAACGACAAGTAGAATATTCCAAAGCTTTATCGGATTCACTTGGAACATGGTCTGCTAAGCAGGATTTATTAAACGCTCAAATACAAAAGACGTCGACTGGGCTGTATCAGCTTTTTCTGGCAGAGAAAGTAAATACAAAAGGATGGGATGATCTCATTATTAAGTTGGATCAAGCAACTCGGAAATTACAAAAATTTAGTGATGAAACTTCAGTCAAATTTCTTAAAGCATTGGCTGAGAGTACGGGTAATTTCTCTATACAAATGGAAGTTGTTCAAGCAGAGATTCAGAAAGTTAATAATGAATTGAGGGATATCGCTTCCCATGGTGGAGTTGGTTCAGATGCTTGGAAAGAAGGAGTAAAACAATTGAGAGAGTACTCTTTAGCATTGAGTGAGTTAGAAACGAAGCAGCAGATACTTACGACTTTGAAAGATAGTGTTGTTAACTTTGTTACTGAAATAGGGACCGCTATTGGAAAAGCACTTACTGGGACTGAGTATGCTTGGACAAATTTTGTTGATATTATTCTTCGAACAGCTCAACAAATATTGAAGATCATGCTTGGTGTTGCTATAATGGCAAAATTATTGTGGGGAGCGATGATACCAGGAGGATTAGTTTTTGGTTTGATAGGTGTTTCTGCTCTTCTGGCAGCGTGGGAAAGTTATAAGTCGAGTTTGGATGAGGAAGTGAAGTTGGCTGGTGGAGGAATTGTTACGAGACCTACATTGGCAATGATAGGAGAAGGATCGCAACCAGAGGCAGTGATACCACTGAGTCGTATAGGTAGTCTTCTTTCAGGAGAGGTTAAATTCAAGATTGAGGATGATGCTTTAGTAGGGATATTGGAGCAATATGAGAACAGACGAAAGAATTGGTAATATATGGCGTATGGAGTAAAATATAGTGGAGGAACAGTTGACAGGTTAGGAACTACCTGGACTGTTTATATTCTTGAAAATGAATATTCAGGTAATTCTACGAGTATTCTACTTTCAGGAGAGACACCAATTCAGGAATATTACAATAAAAAAGAGAGAGTTTATGGAAGAACAGTTAAAATAAGAATAGTTAATAATTTGGCTGATAAATTTGAATTTGCTGAATTGAATCAAAGTAATTGGAAAGATATAAAACTGGAATTGTATAAAGACAGTGCCTTGTATTTTGAGGGGTATTTATTACCTCAAACTTACTCACAAAATTACGATTATGCGCCTTTGATTGTTTTGACTTTCAGTGATGGACTTTCGATGTTGCAATATGATTATCAGAGTTTCTTAGATGATTCAGAGGTGGTCTTTCGAGAAGAAATAGATATATTGAAAGATATATTGTACAATACAGTTGGATGGGATTATCTCCAGTATATTGGGAGTTCTTTGATTGAACACGATTTAGGGGCGTTCTATGATCCGATGTTATATACAGATGTTCATATGAATGCTTTTAAGAAAGATGGGGAGAATGATGATAGTTTAACTATTTTGAATAAAATTCTGGATAGTTATAATATGGATTTGTTTATTATGGATGGGAAATACTATATCGAACGTTTTCAAGATCGTGGAGGATATGGATCGTCAAAACAGGTAAAAACTATAGTTTATGATTATAGTACTGACAGTAAGCAATCTACTCACTATATTACTAAAAATTACATTGATTTAGATTCTTTGGAATTGAAAACTGACATTTCGTATAGTATTGATCCGCCATTGCATTTGTTTCAATTAAAATTGGATACGTCTTCGTATGATAATAATCTTATGAAGAATGGAGTGGAACTGTGGGACCCTGGAACTGATTGGACATTGGAACAACTTTGGAATATTGGCAGTATAAGGAATGTCGTATCGTTTCATTATGAAGGTGGTGATTGTTTTTCAGCGGAAGTTCCGCAAGAAGGATATGTCAGAATATCTAATAACAACGATGATGTTGTTTTGAAATTAGGCTTCAAATATCATTCAAGGAGTGGAATATCTGATGGGTGTACTTTAGGGATTAGATATAAGTTAAGTTTTGAAGATATAACACACTCAACGAAAAGGTACTTACAAAGTGACGGTTCTTTAGGGACAACAGAGGCTATTCTTGAAGAAGATATTGATAATACAAGTGGATCAACAATGTTTGATTTTTCTGTTGATAAGAATATTGATTTGTCTGGCAAGTTGGATAATGAAGGATTGACTGGGGTTGTTTTGATTCGTTTAACGATGTGTACACCGATGTACCGTACCACTGGATATGGAGATTGGCATTGTATTTCTTTCTTTTATATGGGAGATTTTGAAATGACAATAAATCAGCCAGTTATTCATAATTTATATGAAGCTGATTTTCAAAACAATCAAGTAGCTACTGAAGAACATACTTTATATTTGTATGATACCGATTATGTTCATTTCTTTCAATCAAAATATAGATATGATAATCACCTTAATACTACTGGGTGGGATGATAACTACTTGACTGACAAAACATTGCAGGAGCATTATATATGGAGCATGGGACAATTATATGAATCAGGAGTGCCAAAATTAAATATTGAAGTAACGGATGATATAGACATAAAAATTGATGATATATTTGAATCTTCCAAGTTTAAGGATGATTTGGGAAATAATATGAAATTCTATATAGTGGATTATCGGTACGATATAAGAGAACATGTATATAAGCTAACCTTGTCACAGTGGATCGATACAATTGGAAAAAATTTAGGATGATATGAATGATATCGCTATTACAAAGAAAGTGGTCGGTGATCTATACAGGGATAGTGTAGATGTGGGGAAGTATTTTGGGATTAGTAGTGAATCTTCTCCAGACCTTACCGATTATCTGAAAAAGACCGGTGACACCATGACCGGATCATTGATTCTGGACGGCGATCCTACTGTTGACCTGGAAGCCGCAACAAAACAATATGTGGATGCTGCGGTAGCTCCGTCAAGCTGGGACTTTTTCCTTACAGACACCTCCGCTGATGTAGGCGGGTATTATTACATGGAAGAATTGGAAACCGGAGCGTCATTATCCGAGCTTACTACACCGACATTATCCGCCGGCGATGATCAACTGTTATGGAGTTTCATAACGAAAAGCGGACTACCAAATCTTTCATTCATTGCGCTGGGGGTGTATGTTTCTAACTTATACTTGCGAAAAACAGGGAACAAGACCGTAAACTGCTATTGGAAACTGTATAAAAGAGATACCGGCGGGACAGAAACGTTACTGATGACAAGCGAGACAAGCGATGATCTGATTAGCGATAGGAAACAATACATCCTTTCATCAACTCAGAATACCGATATAACGATAGACGAAACCGACAGGCTTGTCTTCAAGATATACGCCAATGTTTCTGGATCAGGCAATGATCCTACTGTTACTATTTCTATGGAGGATAACTATGACAGCAGGATAGCTATACAGGTTGCCAGTTCGGCATTTGCGAATATTTTCGCAGCAAAAGGAGAGGCTTCTGCCGGGCAGGTTGCTTATTGGGAAAGTGATGCGAGAATAAAAGGAAGTGATAATCTCACTTTCGACGGAGCAAGATTATACTTAAAAAACACAAGTGGAATAGCGGGACTAAAATTAGAATCAATAGATGGATATGATGAATACATTGAATTCCGTCAAGGTGATACTCAGAAATACATGATAGGATATGATGATTCAGATGATGTATTTAGGATTTCAGCGGGTAATTTTGCGAGTAAACATTTTTCCATGGATTCTTCAGGAAATGTAAATATAACAGGAAATTTAAGTGTTAGCACACCACATGGAGCGGTTACCATAACTGAATCTGACGATCATCCTGTTGTGTTTATTCAATCTAACGCCAATGATATAGACCCGATAATATTTTTCAGAACCGAAGGGCCTCATTATTGGACGATTGGGAGTGATGCCAGTGATGCAGATAAATTTAAGATTGCGGATGCAACCTCATTAGGAATTTCCGATAGATTTACGATAGATAGTTCTGGAAAAGTAGGAGTGAAAACAACGAATCCGGGTTATGATTTCGATGTAGACGGTCAGGGGAGATTTTCCGAAGAATTATATGGAGAATCAGATGTAGCACACCCGGATTTCACTTCTGGCTGGCAGGGATCGAACTGGCAGATAACACCGGAGGGATATGCTGAATTCGACAGCATGAAAATACGTGGGGGACTGGAAGTATATGAAATGATTATTAACCGTATAAGATACCAGAATGGGGGGTTGGTGATTGGTCCTGGAGGCGGGAAGATAGCTTCTGTCAGCGGATCGGCGCCAACAGAGACAATTACTTTTGAGGATCCGGCAGGAAATAGTATTATCCCGGTGTTTGAGCATGCTATTGTAATGATTCAGGAAGTTGATCTTAACCGTACAACGGTGGTGAAAAGAATTGTCCGGGAAGTGGATAGTATTAATGGGAGCAATGTTACATTGAAAGCCACTTCTGGAGGGCCTTCTGATACGGGGAGTATAGCAGCAGGGGACGAAATGGTTGTGATAGGTGATACAAGCGAAACTTATGATTCGCTTATATACATGTCAGCCACAGATAGTCATAATCCCTTCATCCGTGTTCTGGATGGTGTGAATAGCTGGGCGAAATTCAGCTTGGGATCGGATACAGCTCTGCGGGTGCAAATAGGCAATCTTAATGGTACCTACGGATATACTTCCGACGTGTATGGCTTTGCTGCTGGCGATCCTAATGCTGATTACATTACCATTGAACCCAGTCATGGTATAAGATTTTTCAATGAAGATACCGTAGTAGCTTATTTGAATAGCGGAGAATGGTCAATTGGAGAAACAGGAACAGGGAAAAGCAATGTATCAATTACACCGGGTTCCGTGCAATTAAGACATGGATCCACAACGAAAATACAACTGAATTCGGATGGTTCCGGTTTTCTGGCAGGGAGTGATAAGATATATTGGGACACTTCCGGGAATGTTACGATGGTGGGTACAATTACAGCTGGAGCAGGTGAGATAGGAGGCTGGTCATTAGATAGTGATGCCATATATACTGGGACGAAAAAAACTTCTGATGGATATACTTCCCATAGTGGACATACTACCTTTGCTGGTGACGGAGGTATTCATGCTTATAATTTTTACATTAATCCTGATGGAGAAGTGGGGATACGTGGAAAATTTGTGAAGGGATATACACTCTCTTATAATTATCTATGT